AAGTTATTGTTGTATGAAGGAAGTCGAAAGACGAGCAAGACAGGGGTTCGACTCCCCTTCGGTCCACCAAAAGCGTTCTCCTCAAGTATCTGATGACAATCGTTCAGTGGATGAGAAAGAGTTTAGAATGCTTTTGATGGGCCGGCCATGGTATCGATTGGCGTGTAATAGATGACTGGACAACACGATAGGCGTTCTCCGTAAGAGAAGCAAAAAAAGTAAATGCAAATGATGATGCATTTTATGGAGACCTTAAGCTAGCCGCTTAAACTTCACGGGGTAGGAAAGACCTTGTAACCCAACACACCAGGGCCTTCGGGCCCTTTTTATTCGATAAGGGAATACTATGAAAAATTTAAATAAACTTCGAACAGTAATACTTTGTATATCGATTATTTCTTCGCCAGTAATTGCAAAAGATAATTGGGTTAGTACTAATGACAAACCGGTTAGAGATAGTGCAGGCAATTGTGTTCGAAATGGAGTATGGACACCTGCAACTGCTCATCCAGAATGCGCACCAGATATCACTCCTAAACCTCAAGCAATTCAAGTGCCTAAAACACTACCTAATATTGTAGTACCTACTCCAGCGCCAGCTGCTCCTATTCCATCTACTACAAAAACTACAACTAAAATTACTATGCAGGCCGAAACACTATTTGACTTTGATAAAAGTACTATTAAACCCGAAGGCAGACAGATGCTTAATGGATTTATCACTAGTCTAAATGGAACGCAGACAAAATATGATATTGTTATTGTTATTGGACATACCGATAGTATCGGATCTGATGCATACAATATGAAATTAGGTATGAGGCGTGCACAGGCAGTGAAAGCATACCTAATATCAAACGGTATCGAAGCTAACAAGATTCAAACTTTGAGTAAAGGCGAACGTGAACCAGTGGCAGATAATCGCTCTGCAGCAGGCCGCGCTAAAAATCGAAGAGTTGTAGTGGAAGTTGTTGGTATCAAATAAACAGTATTCTGTAAGCTTATATATAGATATTATAAAGAAAACTATAGGCAGAAGTTAATTTATAGTAAATTTTTCAACACAATAAATTTAGTTATTAAGAGAGTTTATCATGCCACAATCTATATTATTTGAAAATCCCATAACTAAAGAGCAATGGCTTTGTGACAATATTAAATCTATTAAAGTTATAGAAGGTATAGAGTTTATTACGGTAAGAAAAAAAGATACTATAAGAACTGTTCTAATGAGAAAAGATATACTTAAAAAGGTTAAAAAACAACATGTCTAAAGAAGATATTTTACATTATAGTAGACAAGAACAAATGTTTCCTCTTGATCCATGGTTTGAGTCTACACTAGATTTTTTAATTGATAGAGAAATTTATCCTGACCTAAATACACTACAAGATATGGGATCGAAATTAGAACAAGGACTTACAGACTATAAACAAAAATTTAATATAAACACAGCAATAATTGGACTCAGCGGTGGGGTTGATAGTGCACTAACTGCAGCAATGCTGAAATCAGCTAATTGGAATGTAAAAGCATTTATTTTACCCATTGAACAAAATCCCGACGAAACTAAACGCGGAATTGAAGTTGCAAAATTATTAGGTATAAGCTACGAGCAGATAGATCTAACTAATTCTTTTAAAAGGTTACTAAAAGATTTTAGTCAATTTGATAATGACATAGATAGTAAAGAAAATAGACTAAGACGTGCTAACTTAAAAGTTAGATTACGTATGATGACTTTATATAATATGGCTAGTAGTTATAGCGGTCTTGTTGCAAGTACAGATAATTTTAGTGAACTTGCAGCCGGATTTTGGACCTTACATGGTGATGTGGGAGATTTAGGCCCTATACAGAGTCTTTGTAAAAGTTGGGAAGTGCCCAGATTAGCCGCAAGTTACGGAATTCCCGATAGTACTGTAAGAGCATTGCCTACCGACGGTCTTGGAATTAGTAAAGGCGATGAAGATCAATTTGGATTTAGTTACTTAGAATTTGATATTGTGCTGTTGACTCTTTGTCATTCAGGTATGCTATTACGAAATAAGAATGAAATAAAAGAATTTTTAGATTTTCCGAACCATCTAGAGGCAAAGGTAAATACTATACTTTTAAGAATAAAAAATAGTGTTTTCAAAAGAAATAATCCCTATAATTTAGCTCATCCACTATTTCCAAATAGATTACAGGGATTGAAAGACTTAGACAAATCAATTTTATAATATGAAAAATTATCTAATAGGTTCGCACTATCGTGTCAATGACACAAAATGGAGTTGGAAAGATACTGCTGATGAAGGAGATCAATACGAACTATACAAACGTATGTACCAACTAAGTAGAGCTAGTATCTTTCATTTTCTAGAAGATCAATATGAAGAAGTTTGTTTTCAGGATACTATAGATCATATAGGTCAGGCAGCTAAGTTAGGATGGAAATATATTAGAGAACTTTGGCACAGCGAACCATGCAATTTATTAATATTAGGTCCGGATTGTCAAATGGTAAAACCTACTAAGTTATTCAATCAATTTGATGAATTTAGAATGTTTAATTGGACTGATCCTAAAAGTAATGATGGTAATAATCCATGGTCTATAAAAATTCCTAACTATTTCAATGGTGATATGATGTACTTTCCACATAACATGAAAAAAGAGTTATGGGATCTGTATGATCAACTACATCTTAGTTGGGAAACAGACAATACCACTAAAACTTGGGGCAATGATCAGATAGTGGCTAATATTATGTTTTGGAGTCAAAATATTCCATGGGAACAAGCACATCGACCAGATTTATTTTATCAAGCTCAATGGATTCCAAGTTGGGCTAGCTTAGAACAACAGGATCAATGGAATCAATTTAAATCAGTCGATGCACATATAATTCATTGGCATGCTAGTAGACATGTACCAACAAAACTACAGGCCATGCAAAATGTAAACACAGTTTTAAACATACCAGAATATACTGGTATACTGCAATAATTTTTTTTTATAAAGGAAAAATAAATGAAAAAATTGTTTTCAATTATAGCTGCCTTAGCATTTAGTGCAGCAGTACAAGCACAAACTGTTAATCTAAGATTAGCACATGAGTTTCCCGTGACACACCCGTTTAGTCAAGGATTAGAAACAGCAGTTAAATATATTACAGAAACATCAGCAGGTAGAATTAAAGTTCAGCTGTTACCTGCCAGTCAATTAGGCAGTGGGCGTGAAATTGTGCAACAGATCAGTAATGGTAGTATAGATATGGGATTCACTGGTTCCGCAATGTTGGGAAATTGGCACAAACCCATGGGAATTTTTGAAGCTCCATTTGTTGCTAAAGATTGGCCTACTTGGCAAAAAATATTTGAAAGCAGTGCAGCATTAGATGTTCAACAGCAATTAGCAGACAAGGCAAATATTCTAAGAGTAGGATCTGCTTGGTATGCAGGTCAACGACATTTTACTACTCGTAATAAACCTATTAATAGACCCGAAGATCTAAAAGGTATGAAAATTCGTGTACCCGAAGTTCCCTTGTTTTTAGATATGGTTCGTAGTCTGGGTGCACACCCTACTCCTATGCCATTGGCAGAAGTTTATTTGGCACTACAGACTGGAGTTATTGATGGACAAGAAAATCCTTTACCTACAATAAATGGAGCAAAACTACAAGAGGTTCAAAAACATATTAGTCTTACCAGTCATGTTATTAGTGGTTTGTGGCCAGTTACTAACACAAAATCATGGGCTAAACTTTCTGCTGCAGATAAGAAAATTATTCTAGATGGTATGCAGCAGGGCGCTAAACACAGTGATGGTATTTTCTTTTCTCAGGAAGAAAATCTTGTAAAAGAATTTCAGGCCCGCGGGGTGATATTTACACAACCAGATAAAGCAGCATTTGCTAAAGCAATGCAATCCGTTTACGAAAAGAATGAAGATAATTGGGGCAAGGGTCTCTTGGCCAAACTTCAAAGTGTAAAATAATTTTAGTTTAGCACCGTGATTAGACATATTGATCGATTAAGCAGTATTATTGCTGCTGTTCTAATGTTTCTAATCACGGTTGCAATGACTCTTCAGATAGTATCAAGGTATGTATTCAACAATCCTATAGATTGGACCGAAGAAGTCAGTAAGATTCTATTTATTGCAATGATTTTTATAGGTGCAATAGCAGCAGAACATATCAAAGTTACTGCATTTATTAACACCCTAAACTTCAAATCGCGTAGATTAATTGATAGAACTAATAATCTAATAGAAACTTTTTACTTTGGCTTTGTGATTTATTTGTTTCTTATATATCTTAGTCCTGCTCGTTCAATTAGTACATCAATATTAGAAATTAATTATTATTATCTGTATGCTATTGTAGCGATTACTTTTAGTTTCTTATCATTGAAGAACTATTTGGTTACTTGGCGCTCTAGTTAACGATGATTACAATATTTGTTATTATACTTTGGTTTGGACTATTGTTTTCTGGTATGACATTGTTTGCCAGTTTAGGTTTTGCCAGTATTGTAGGTCTATTATTCTTAGATATTAATCTTAGTACAATTGTAAACAAACTTTACCATAGTATTGACAGTTTTCCTTTACTGGCAGTGCCTATATTCATTCTTGCAGGCGAGTTAATGAACGAAGGCACAATTACTAAACGTCTTGTTTTTTTTAGTAAAACGCTATTAGGTCATATCACAGGTGGATTGGCACATGTTAATGTTGGTGCAAATGTAATAATGAGCGGAGTAAGTGGTAGTGCTCTTGCAGAAGCTGCAGGCATTGGTAAAGTAATGATCCCTGCAATGATACGAGCAAAATATGATCCAAGTTGGACTGCTTGTTTAACAGCCACTACTAGTGTGCTAGGTCCTTTAATTCCTCCTAGTATACCATTAGTAATCTACGCGGTAATAGCCAGTGTAAGTGCAGGTGCAATGATGTTAGCAGGTACCTTACCGGGATTATTGGTTGCTGCTATTCTTATGATATACATCTATTTCTACTGTAAACGAACAGGAACTGATTTACCTAAACGTAGTTTTAGTCTAAGACTATTATGGAAAGGTTTTAGAATTGGATTTCTCAGTTTAATGAGTACAGTGATAATAATTTTAGGAATAGTAGTGGGTGTTTTTACCCCAACGGAAGCAGCAGTGGCCACAGTAATTTATGTTTGGTTACTAGCAGGATTTGTCTATAAGAAATTAGATTGGGCTAAAATTAAAATAAGTTTTATTAATGCCAGTCTGATGACCAGCAGTGTAATGATCACATTGACCAGTGCAGCACTGTTTAATTATTTCCTTACATTGCAGGGTGTTCCTCAATTACTCAGTCAACACATAATTTCGATTACTCAGCATCCCGAATCGATTTTATTACTACTCAGTGCACTAGTAATATTCCTGGGTTGTTTTCTTGATGGTTTAGCAATTATGTTGTTAGTGGTCCCGGTATTTTTACCCGCGGCATTAAATATTGGAATTGATCCTATTCATTTTGGAGTTGTATTAACACTATGCATGATGACTGGTCTTATAACTCCTCCTTTTGGGCCTAGTCTATTTTTAGTGGCAAAAATAAGTGGTGTTGAATTTAATTATTTGTCCAAACAGATTACACCCTGGTTGTTATGTTTAGTTATTTCTATTATAATTTGTATATATGTACCACAGCTAAGTACATGGTTACCAAAATTAATGTTAGATTAAAATGGCAAAAATAAAATTAAAAGTTTCAGATTATATCGCAGATTTTCTTACTGCATTTAAAGTTAATACTGTATTTGCAGTTGCAGGTGGACATCTGATGTATCTAATGGATAGTATTGTTAATCGCAATGGCATTAGATATGTGTCTGCTCTACATGAACAAGCAGCCGCAATGATGGCAAAAAGTTATGCTCGCGCCAGTGACAATATAGGCGTCTGTATGGTTACATCAGGCCCTGGAGGAACTAACGCTATGACTGGATGTGCCAGTGCATGGACAGACAGTACACCGGTATTATTTCTGTCAGGGCAATTCATGGTTGAAACCTTACATCTTAATGTAGATATTAGAGGATCAAGTCCCCAACAGTATTATCCTGTTCCAATGGTACAAACTATTACCAAATACAGTAAATTGATATTAGACGAACATACAATACCTGAGGAATTTGTACTAGCAATGACCGCAATGTTAAGCGGTAGACCCGGTCCGGTATGGCTAGACTTGCCATTGGATATTCAAGGCAAAGAAATATTGGCAGATGTTGATGCGGATATCGCTAAAATATTGGCAAATATCACTGCTGAAAAACAACAACTCTACAATAATTTTAACAGCGAAAAATTGAATACAGTATTGAATCTTATTCGCAATGCAAAACGGCCAGTAATTTTAGCTGGTCAAGGAGTACGACTGGCCAAATCAATTAACAAATTACATGACTTTGTTAAGCATAGTGGTATTCCAGTTTTATCTACTGTAAGCGGAATTGACTTGTTTGATAGCAATGACCCAAATTGGTTTGGTAGACCCAGTAATTTTGGACAACGAGCAGCTAATTTTATTATACAAAATAGTGATTGTCTTATTGCTATAGGTGCAGGACTACACTACGAAACAACCGGATTTAATGCTAAAGCATTTGCTCGTGCTGCTAAAAAAATTGTTGTTGACATAGATAATCAAGAACTGAATAAACCAACTGTAATACCTGACATTGCAATTAATACTGATGCTGAATATTTTCTGGATAAAATGTTACAGCAGGATTATAACTTATCTATACAACCATGGCGTGATTATTGCACAAGATTAAAATCTAAGTATTGGCCTACTGCGATTCCTTCCCATGATTCCAATTACTGCAGTTTATATCAGTTTTATAATGAATTAAGCGAACAGGCAAACGATGCAGATTGTGTACTTACTGGTAACGCAGGATTTCATGCTACGGTGGGCTGGCAAGTTTGGCAAACTAAATTCGGGCAGAGGCATCTAGGAGAAATTGGCGCAGGTTGTATGGGACACACCTTACCCAGTGCAATTGGTGCATCATTTGCACGACCAAACCAACGTGTAATCTGTGTAACTGGCGATGGTGGTATACAGGTCAATATTCAAGAACTGCAAACAGCTCTAACTTATCATGTACCTTTAAAATTGTTTATTATAGAAAATGGTGGCTATCTTAGCTTAATTAATACTCAGAAAAAATATTTCAATGGTCGTATGATAGGGTCGACCCCGGAAAGCGGCCTCGATTGTCCCGACTTTGTAAAATTATTATCTGCCTATGGATACAATGTAAATGTTGCAAAAACTAACGTAGATCTACCTGATGCTATTGAGCAAAATCTTAAGCATCCGGGTGCTTTTGCTACTATTGTACATATAGATCCAGAAACAAGAATGAATCCTATTGTACAAAGCAAAATGGTATCAAATGGTAGGATTGTAAGTTTGCCTATTGAAGAACTTGCTCCAGATTTACCTGAAGAGGAATTCATGAGCAATATGTTAATACCTAGGTATACAGAATGGGACAGTTAAAAGTATTAGTAATAGCTGCAGATGGATTTATAGGCTCTTATCTCAAACACTACTTAGAGGATAGATATGAAGTAATTGCTATTCATAAACAGGATCAAATTGATTTTACACTACAATCTTCTGTTAATACTTTATTAGATACAGTTAAACCCAATGTAGTAGTTAATTGTCTGACTTATGGATTTAAACATACTGCGGAACAGGACCATGGCGCTGAGGTTGCAAAAAACTTGGCTATGTTTTATAATTTTTATAGCTTGCAAGATAAGTTTGATCAATATATTAATATAGGATCGGGTGCAGAGTTCGATAGAACCACTAATATAGAAAACAAATCAGAACACGAAATATGGCAAGTAATGCCCATGGATCCCTACGGATTTGCTAAGAATACTATTGCAAGAACTATTTGTAACCAGGAACGCTTTACTACTTTACGATTATTTGGTTGTTTTGGATCGCAAGAATGGTCTACTAGATTTTTTAAAAGATTTCTTATGACCGATGGTATCTATGAAATTAAAGATAATAGATACTTTGATTATATCAGTATACAAGACTTCGCAAGCATTGTAAACTATATAATAGAAAACAGAATATTAAAAGATGATATAAATTGTGTATATGAACATAAACATCGATTAGATGAATTGTTAAAAGTATTTTGTACTGTAAACAATTTACCTAAGAGATACACAGTTATTAATTTTACTGATTATAACTATACCGGATCTAGTTCGCGTTTAAACCTATATCACAAAGTAAATCTTGCGGGATTGGAATCTGGTATGCAAACCTATTTAAGGGCATTACAATGAATACTGTTAAACAACGAGATAGAGAAATTTTTGAAAATTTGTTTGTATTAGAGTTAGCAAATAATCATTTGGGCAAATTAGATCGTGGGATTAAAATTATTCGAGATCATGGTACAGTAGCAAGATATAACAATATTAAGGCTGCTATTAAATTGCAGTTTAGAGATGTAGATAATTTTATCCATCCTGATTTTAAAGGTAACAAGGATCTAAGGTATATTAAAAAAACAGAATCTACCGCAATGACAAAGGCTCAATATACTAAGCTTATTGACGAAATTAAAAAGGTAGGAGCCATACCTATGAGCACGCCTTTTGATGAAGCCAGTGTTGATTTGTGCGTAGAATTTCATATGCCTATTATTAAAATTGCTAGTAGTGATATGAATGATTGGCCTTTGATTAATAAAATTGCTAGTACACGTAAGGCAGTGATTGTTAGTACGGGTGGAGCCAGTGAAAAAGACTTAGATGATCTTGTGCAGTTTTTTGAAAACCGCGATATACCCTTAGCAATTAATCACTGTGTTAGTTTATACCCCAGTGAAGATCACGAATTACAGTTGGATCAAATTGATTATCTTAAAAAACGTTATCCAGATCATATTATAGGTCTTAGCACACACGAATATAATGATTGGTCTAGCAGTATGCTGATAAGTTATGGTAAGGGAGCAAGGACTTGGGAAAGACACATAGATATTAACTATCAGTCAGTGGAGGTCAGTAAATATAATAGTCTACCAGAACAGTGTGATGTTTGGTACAAGGCCTTTCATAAAGCTAAAGAAATGTGTGGTGGTTATAATGATTCGAGACGAGTAATTAGCAAAAAAGAAACAGAGTATTTAGATGCATTAGTAAGAGGTGTATACGCTAAACATACACTAGAACCTGGATACAAATTTCAGAAAGATTCTTTTTTAAAAGATTTTTATCTGAGTGTTCCTTTGCATAAGGGACAACTTAGCTGTAGAGAAGTAATAGATGGTGAAACTCTTATACAAAAAGTAGAAGCTGATCAAGCATTGACCATTGAACACATCGATGGTCCTTATAATGAAAATTCAACTCTAAAACAATTAATTTTAAATCGTGGTCTATGAAAAGAATAAGTCAACAGATAGCAGAGTGGTTAGTTACAAAAAAAGTTAACAAAGTCTTCACAGTTACTGGCGGAGGATCGATGTTTTTAAACTTTGATTTAGGCAGTCATCCATACATGAATTGTACCTTTATGCATCACGAACAGGCCTGTAGTATGGCAGCGGAGGCCTACGCAAGAATGTCAGGACAACCTGCTGTAGTAATGGTAACAACTGGACCTGGCAGTATAAACGCATTTAATGGTGTCTATGGTGCCTATACTGACAGTATCCCTATGATTATATTATCAGGTCAAGTAAAAAGTGAAACCTGCATAGATTTTCATCATAACTTAGAAATAAGACAATTAGGTGATCAAGAAGGTCCCACTATACATATGGCACAGCATATAACCAAATATGCAAAATTAATTAAATCCGCAGCCGAATTAGAAACTGAATTACCCAAGGCGTATGCTCTTGCTATTAGTGGAAGACCAGGTCCGGTTTGGCTAGATATTCCTATAGATATTCAGAATAGTACCTATCAACTAAACTTTAATTCCGATCTGATAAAGACAGAAACTAACAGTAATGTACAGGATGAATTAGGAAAATTATGTTATCAATTACGCTATGCAAATAGACCTTTAATATTAGCGGGTACAGGAGTTCGTCTGGCAGGTGCAGAAAAAGCCTTAGTGGGCTTTGCAGAAAAGTATGGTATACCCATAGCTACTGCATGGACCCATGACATTATACCCAGTGATCATTCATTGTATGCGGGTAGACCAGGTACTATAGGAACAAGAGCAGGTAATTTTTGTCTTCAACAGGCAGATTTTGTCTTGGTAATTGGCTCACGACTTAATATAAGACAAACAGGATATAATTGGAATTCATTTGCAAAAAATGCATGGCTTGTACAGGTAGATATCGACGAACAAGAACTTAATAAACCAACAATACAGCCTGATCAAAAGATTATTTGTGATGCCAGTGAATTTATTAACTTACTAGATAAAACTATAGAACAAACAGATGTTTTACCTAGTTTTGATAATTGGGTATCCTGGGTACAACAAATCGGTGAAAAATATAGTGTAGTAAAAGAACACAAACATAAAAATAGTAAACTTAACCCATATTTAATTGTGGAAAGAGTTACTAAACAACTACGTGATAATGACATTATTGTTTGTGGAAATGCAAGTGCATGTATATTACCTTTTCAAGTAGCTAAACTTAGTGCTAATCAACGTATGTTTAGTAACAGTGGTAGTGCCAGTATGGGATATGATTTACCTGCTGCCATAGGTGCTGCTACTGCTAATAAAGGACGAGTAATATGTTTTGCCGGTGATGGCAGTATACAGATGAATATACAAGAACTGCAAACCATTAGAGCACTGAATGCTAATATTATTATATTAATTTTAAATAACCGAGGTTATTTAAGTATAAAACAGACACATGAAAACTTTTTTGGAAAAATAGTCGGAGCGAACCCAGATTCTGGAATAACTTTTCCTAACTTTGATGAAGTTGCTAAATCATTTGGAATTCACAGTGTAAGCATAAGATCAGAAGCAGATCTTTGGATTTTGGATCAGAAACTTAGAGCCGACGGCCCTATACTTGTAAATATTCATGTAGATCCTGATCAAAATTTCGCACCAAGAATGCGAGCAAGATTAGATGAAAACGGAAAATTTATACCATTGCAATTAGATGATATGTATCCATTCTTAGATCCTGAGGAATTAGCTGCTGTTCGCAACAGTGCACAGGCAGTAAAAAATAATGCAAAATCAAAAAATTTCAGCGGCTAACTATAAATTTTTAAACCCCAAACAACCTGTATTTGTTTTTGGTGCTGGTAGTTTTGGTCAACGAGCAGCAGATATACTGCGAACCTCGGGTTATAAATTTAAAGGCTACGTTACTTCCGACACTTGGTTTGATAATCGCCCCAATAGCGATACACAAATTGTCATAGGTATTTTTAATAGAGATACACCACTAAAAAAAATCTATGATGAGGCTGTGAACAAAGGCTTCGAGAATATCTTTATGCCATGGGATTTTTATAACCAGTTTTATTATGAAATGGGTTGGCGATATTGGTTATCGAAAGATAATCTAATAGAACAAAATTTGCAATTAATTAATCAAGCAGCTAACTTATTTCATGATCCCGCTAGTATAGAATGCTTTTATAATATAATAAATTTTAGGTTAGGTAATCTAATAGAATACAGTTATTTTACTGACAATTTACCACAATATTTTAATAATCTTACTCTAAATAGATCCATCGATATATATGTAGATGGTGGCGCCTATATAGGTGATACTTATAATTACCTAATAGAAAGAGCAGAAGTTTCTCAGAGTTATTTAATAGAACCAGATCCCAATAATTTTGCCCGGTTGACAAACAATGTTAAACAGGCAGTATGTATACCCATGGCACTCAGTGATAAAATTGAATTGGTTAAATTTGCCAGTGACAGTGCCGAAAGTGCTCATATCGACTCTAAGGGCACTTATAATGTAATGACAGTATCATTGGATCAATTATTTCCCAATGTGCACAATTTAAGTTTTATTAAACTTGATCTTGAAGGAGGTGAATTTAAAGCAATCAACGGTGCCAAGAGACTTATTAGAAATAGTCGACCAGTGATGGCTGTCAGCATTTATCATAAACCCCAAGATATTTGGGAAATCCCGTTATTACTATCCGAATACTGTGAAGATTATAATTTCTATATTAGACAACATAATTTTAACAGTTTTGACAGTGTGCTCTATGCGGTGCCAAAATGAAAATAGCGATATTGGGTGCAAAGGGGTTTGTGGGAAGAAACTTAGCTCAACATTTTAAACAACATCATACAGTACTAGAAATAACTAGAGATAATTTAAATCTATTAGATTTTTATTCAGTGAAGAATTTTTTGCAACTAGCAGAATTAGATTGTGTAATTTGCTGTGCTGCTACAATGAATAATACTTTAGATGATGTTGCAAACAATTTTGGAATTATACTAAATTTCTATCATAATAGACATCTGTTCAATAAATTTATTAATACAGCGTCAGGTGCTGAATTTGATCGATCAAGAGATATAGATTTAGCCATGGAGCATGAAATATATAATAGATTTCCAATTGATAGTTATGGATTAGGACAAAATCTCAGAAGCAGGCTAGCAGACAGTACAGAAAACTTTTACAATCTTAGAATTTTTAATTGTTTCGGACAGGGCGAAATCTCTACTAGAATATTTCCTAAATTTTTAAATACTGCTACCGACTTTAGAATAACTGATAATAGATTTTTCGATTATTTTAGTATACATGATCTTATTCAGGTTGTTGATTATTATCTAAATGAGACCACTCCCTTTTATAAAGATATAAATTGTGTTTATCCAAACAAATATAGAATTAATGAGGTACTAGAAATGTTTAGAGACATACACAATATTAAAACAAAAATTGTTATTGACACGGAATCTAAAAATAATTACACCGGTGATTGGAAAAAATTAAATAATTTACCTATTAAATTAACAGGCCTTGTAAGAGGGCTACAGGATTATAAATGACAACAAAAATAGTATATGTTACAGGCTGTTTAGGATTTATCGGCTATCATGTCACTGAAGCCTGTCTAAGACAGGGTTGGTATGTAAGGGGTATCGATAAAGGCACCTATGCAGCCAATTGGAATTTACTTAAAAATTTAAAAAATTATGATAATTTTGTATTCGAACATCGTGATATCAATGACTTAGACAAACTCTATGACTGTGATTATGTTATTAATACTGCAGCAGAAACACATGTAGATAACAGCATTATCAGTAACGGGATTTTTTTAGAAAGCAATATAAATGGTGTTCACAGATTACTAGAATTAATCAAAGAAAAATCGCATGGCAGGAAATATGATATTCCTACTTTATTGCATTTTAGCACTGATGAAGTTTATGGAGATATTCTGCATGGAAGTCATACCGAAACTGATCTTTTAAAACCCAGTAATCCTTATAGTGCAACTAAAGCCAGTGCCGATCTGTTGATTCAAGCTTGGAGCAGAACTTATAATCTTCCCTATATCATTGTTAGACCCACAAACAATTATGGTATTGGACAATACGTTGAGAAATTAATTCCTAAAACAGTAAAATATCTTACTATCGGTCGACCCATTGATCTGCATGATAAAGGTTTGCCTAGAAGAACTTGGTTACATGCTAGTGATACAGCCAATGCAGTGATTACTATTATAAATTCTAAGGTAGAAAATGAAATTTATAATATTAGTGGTAATATAGAATTGCCTAATATTGAAGTTGTAAAGAAAATAATTAATTTGATGTATCAGGATAAAGATTTTGACACTTATATACGTGATTTGGTAAGACCTGGCCAGGATGTACGTTACAGTATAAATGATAGTAAATTAAGAAAATTGGGATGGTTGCCCAGAGCAAACTTTGACATTGAGCTAGAAAAGATAGTAACATACTACAAAGAAAATTTTGTTTGGTAAACTTATGAATTTAATTTATAAATGCCCTGTATGTAAATCAGATAATGTAAATTTTGAACCTGGATATCTGGCGCAATTTGTACTATGGAGAATATATAAAACTTACGTTAATAATCATCATTTAATACCGATACTAAGATGCAATGACTGTAGTTTTCTTTGTACCGCTGCACGATTCACTGCAGAAGAAACTGCCAATCTTTATAATGATTATAGAGGATATGAATATAATCAATTAAGAGTACATTGTGAGCCATCCTATCAACATCTTGTTGGTAAATTTACTACCCAAGAAGAAATACAACGTCGTTTAGTTGGAATTAACACATTAATACAACGACATATTGATCCTAGTACAATAAAAACTTTATTAGATTTCGGTGGTGGGTCAGGACATTTTATTCCATCAAACATTGATACAACAGAAAAATATGTATTTGATATCAGTATGAATCCCTTGGTACAGAACATAAAAAGATTTGACGGTAGTTGTGAAAAAAAGTTTGACTTTATTATGTGTTGTCATGTCTTAGAACACGTATCGGAACCAAAAGTAGTGATGAAAGAAATCATGCATTACGGTCATATTGATACCAAATATTACTTTGAAGTGCCAGAATTCGATGCACCGCCGATGCCTAACGGAATTTGGCATGAACATATCAATTCATTTAATGAAACTAGCTTTAAAAAATTATTGGCAACCAGTAACCTAGATATTATCGATATGATTAAATTTAATGGTAATATGGGTTATCTTACTATAAAAACAATCGAGTAAAAAAATGGAACAAATTTTAAAACAAGTAAAAGAATTTATTGAACAACGCCAAGCAAACCGTACATGGGTTGCAGGAAAAGACTTTGTAAACTATGCAGGTGCATACTATGATTCAGAAGAGTTTGTAGCAGGAGTTGAAAGTTTACTTAAGGGTTGGTTGGTCATGGGGCAAGATGCATTAACCTTTGAACGTGAATTTCCTAAACAATTTGGTAAGTCGCGGGGTATAGTTACTAACAGTGGTAGTAGCAGTAATCTTTTAATGATGAGCAGTCTTACTAGTAAACGAGGTTATAATTTGCCTAAGGGTACCAAAGTATTGATGCCCATTGCAGGATTTCCTACTACTCTTAACCCTACTCTGCAGGTTGGATTTACACCCATATTTGTTGATATCGAACTTGATACACTTAATTTAGACACTACAAAACTAGAGCAGATATTGGAACAACATCCGGATATCCGTGTAATAACCTTTGCACATGTCTTAGGTAATCCGCCCAATATGCATGAGGTGATGCGTATAGTAAACAAGTATAATCTAATATTGTTGGAAGATTGCTGTGATGCCTTAGGTTCTACCTACGACGATAAACCATTGGGTAGTTTTGGACTTATGGCCAGTTGTAGTTTCTATCCTGCACATCATATGACCATGGGCGAAGGCGGTTATGTAGCCACAGATGATCCCACCACTGATGTGATATTACGTAGTTTTCGTGAATGGGGTCGTGGCTGTTATTGTATAGGACCCGAGGCTAACAAATTAAAATGTGGCACCTGTGGAAAGCGTTTTAATGAATGGATACCAGTGCTACCAGGAGAAATTTTCGATCACAAATATGTTTATGATGAAATTGGTTACAACTTAAAACCAATTGAATTACAGTGTAGTATGGGTCTAAAACAACTGGAAAAATTACCCAAAATACATGAATTGCGCAGAAGAAATTATCAGCTATTATGGGATATATATAAAGACTACGAAGATTTTTTCCATCTGCCAAGAGCACAGGCTCTTAGTAATCCTAGTTGGTTTGCATTTCCTATTACTATTCGTAAAGGGGCTCCATTTAAGCGTAACGATATTGTGGATTACTTAGAAGAAAATTTGATTCAGACAAGACCATATTTTGCAGGCAATATTATGTTGCAGCCTGCTTATAGTCATCTCATGGATCCTGTTGTAGCTAAAACTCAGTATCCTAATAGTACTCATGCTATGTTGAATACTTATTTCCATGGGACCAGTCCAGTAATCACACCTGAGCAGATTGCCTATATAGGAGAAAAGGTACAGGGGTTCCTTAGTTTATACAGATAAATATCTGTATGAGCAAGTATTGGCAAGAATATGTACGTGCCGCCTATGACCTTGTATTAGAAAGTGAAGGTCGTTGTAAAATATTCTTAGACAACTCAGTAGAAGCGTATATAGTACATCTTTTTGCCAAAAACATTAATCGAACTGACATCGGACAACAGGCAATAGCAATTCAAATGCTAGAGCAAATGCAAAAACCAAAAAATCATGCAAATTATCAACCCATAGCGGATGAATGTTTATTAATTGATAGTTTTCCATTAAAGCGCCAAAAATGGCCTAGTGATAACTATTACAAGGAAATGGGTTGTATAGCATATGGATTAGCAAATCTGGTAGAAATGGAAAACAATTTTGTTTCTGCAAGTAGAGTTTTAAATCATATGTTTTTAGGAATTTACACAAAAAAAGCTTGACACTATAGAACCTTTCTGTTACAGTTAGTCATGAAAGGAAATTTTATGTTTGAAACAATTGAAATTCGCAGAGCAGCAAATGGTTTTATTCTTACCATTACCACAGACGATGATACACATGAGTACGTATATGATACTAGCAGAAAAGTGATGCGTATCATCAAACAATTTGTAGAAGCAGATAGCTCTACTAAATCAAAAGAAGAAGAATAATTTGGTTGACATAAATTGCCATTTGCAGTAAAGTTATGTATTAGACAATTAGTTAGGGTTCCATGAACAGTCAGCAAATTTTAGTGTCATTAGAACAATGGGCGCATTCAAAGAATTTTAATGCGCCCTATGGTATACTGACTGGCAGTCATACTAATAAAAAAGGTAAAAAATTTCTTAGCATTACGTTTGGTAGAGCTAGAACTTTAGATGCAACTGTGGAAATCTATAATCGTAATTTTATGATTTTACGTACCAGTAGACAGCAAACGCAGGTGTTTAAAAGTGTTGCAGATTTACAACAGGCGTTGAATTGTTTATAAATTGGTTGACCGTAAATCGGGTCTATAGTACATTATTGATACTAAACAACGGAGTTAAAAATGGCTTTTGAAAAAGTTGCTATTGCTAATGCCGAGTCTTGTGGTATCCAAGGTGCTTATTTTTACGAAGGAACCATGTTCTTCGCTGCTGATAATGCTAGGCAAGATGCTATCGACGAATTTAGGTTAATCTATCCCAGCACCATTGTTAGTAATGCTGGGGATGAAATTGCTATTGATTTTACTTTTTGAAAATGGAGTAATGAAATGATTCCAGAACATACCCGTGCTGCATTGGACCGCTACGTAAATCATCGTATTCTTCCTGGTAGTTTTCTTATCGCTGTTCTCAGTAATGATCTATTTGGTGCTATGGCAAAAGCAGACTTTCAAAATCAATCCTGTCTACGGGATATATGTGAATATATCTATAACGAATTGCCCAGTAACTGTTGGGGATCACATGACCTAATTTACAAGTGGGTTGAAAAGGATTTTTATAACAGATTGGCTTAACATATTGGATTGGATATCATATGCCAGCACCTACTTATTATGAACGTATCGGTGCCCATTTACTTAAAGGTATACCTAAAGCCAAGCCGTTTGGGAAACTAGTTGATGGCCGTTGGATGACGGGCCATAAAAGCCTACACAAAACACCGCAGGGAGTAAAATGGAATAGATTTTGGAGATTAAAATTTCGTATACATAGTTCTGTTTTATAGTTGCTTTCAAAATTTGATTGACAAATAATCCCGTTTTTAATATAATGTTAGTACAGTAAACAAAACGGAGCACAAAATGGGTTGGATCAAAGACGGTGAAAAGGTTACTGCTCGTTATATGGGCGAGACTGTTGTTGGTACTGTAGAGTCAAGTCGTGTGAAGTATGGTGGAAACGTTCAGTATACTGTTAACCTGGAGACACCCGTACAGTTTCCGTGGCGTAGTGAGCCTTCATATAGGGTGCTAATTAACCAGTCAGAATTAATTGGTTGACAAATAATCCAATATTTCATATAATTATGATACTGTAAACAAAACGGAGTAGAAAATGACTGAAAATTTTGCGATGTTTAGTGACTTTGGCAACTCTATGGTTGGTGAGATCGTGAAGGGTGCGAAGCATAAGAATCTTCGCTGGGCTGAAGTTCATGAAATGTTACGCACCATTTCGACGATTAAAGGGTGCGAGGAAGCCACTGATACCGAAGTTCGTGAAGCAGTTTACGATGCCATCGGTGCTTATAGTCGTGGTGAGGATTTTTGGGTCTGATTGGTTGACAAATATTCAATATTTCGCTATAATATTGGTATAGTAAACAAAACGGAGTAGCAAATGACTGTTCGTTACGCTGAAATGACCGAGCAACACCGGCGTGAAGTCCGTATGTATGGTTGCACCGTTGAGCAGATGCGTGAAGCTGTCGAGGAGTCATTGACCTTCCGTTTCTCCGGTCCTGCCATGTATGTCATTAGCATGCTCAGTGATGCACAAGAAATGACTACACATGATTTAGGTGGAAAATTTGATGTAATGGTTATTGAAGATCAACGGCAGTTGCTCAATCGTGCCAAATGGATTTTGTCTACTTATTGCATGAACAAGGAGAATGCATAATGAATGTAAACGATAAAGAAAATCTTAAGTTTCTGTTATCGCTTAGTGAGGCGAGTCTTAAGGCCTGGTATGATCAAGCCAGTGATGATGACATTGCCTATGCGGGAGAGTTGCTAGCATATCATGAAAATCAACTAGATCAGCAAGAGGCCAAACTTTACCTCAATTCTGATAAGTTTATTCATAATGCTGTTCAAACATTGCAATAAGGTAGATTAACATGGCAACACGTGGAACCATAGCTCTGGAATTCCAAGATGGTACTATTGGTATGATTTACTGTCATTGGGACAACTATCTAGAACATACCGGTAAAATTCTATTAGATCACTATACCGATCCATTTCTTGTACGCGAACTTATTGATCTGGGGGATCTAAGTGTCCTAGGAAAATCTATCGGAGTTAAACACAATTTTAATGATGCTGCACCTGATCAATGTACCTTTTACGGTCGAGACCGCGGAGAGGAAGACACTGATGCTAGATATTTCAAAAACTTTGATGAGTATATCAGTCAATCTCAACACTTTGAAGAATACAATTATTGTTTACGACAGGTAGATGGTCAGCCTGTTTGGTTTGTTAATTTTGAGGATACACAGGGTAAATGGATCACATTGTCTAAAGCTTTTGCTGCCTTAGCAGTGGAAAGATTAAAATAATCAAGGATTATCTAATGAAATTGTATCGTATTACACCCGAACACAAAAAATCTGTAGAATATTTTATTGATGTATATGAAGAACGATCAGACGGAACTGTTCGTGGATTCGACGCAACATTCTGCTATCGTTGGGGTCAAGCTTTTAGAGATGAAGATAACCCGCCATCGAAAAACGAGGCTGAACAATCAGTAATCTGGGCTAAAACAGATGTGGGTTATGGTTGTGAATTCGATGATCTTTGTGCTGTACATGTAAAGTTTGGTGATGGTTTTACAGAGGAAGAAAAAGCAGAGATAGAAGCATTATGTAATGGCGAGTCATCAGATGAAGATGGAAGATGGGGAGAGAGTTGGATTTTTGATGGAGATCATAATTGGCAAATTGAGGAAGATGCAGTATATATTATATCCCCATTTCGAATTGATCTAGTCTCTGAAGATGGTGTAGTTCTAGAAGAAAATGTTGAATTAGAGTAAAATGAAAAAATTGCTGTTCAGTATAACTGCTAAAGACTGTGAGTGGTCTTTTACTCGTGGTACGGGTAATGGCGGGCAAAAGAAAAACAAAACCTCCTCGGCTGTGCATTGTATGCATCGTCCAAGTGGTGCTCATGGGTATTCGGAGGCAAGTCGAAGCCAAGCAGATAACAAACAAGTGGCATTTCAAAAAATGTATGATAGCCCCGAGTTTCAACGATGGGTAAATATTGAGTTTATGAAACGTTCTGGCGAAATGGATGACATTGATCGACAGGTCGAAAACGAGTTGACAAAAGTAAAGACAGAGATTAAAATAGACGGTAAATGGACAGAAGTAGAAATAAGTCAACTATCATCGGGCGAATAAAATGAATGAACGAATTCGACAACTTGCTAACCAAGCCGCTGGCACAAAGAAATACGTTCCGCCTGTTTGGCAATTTTATGATAATGAATTGGAAAAGTTCGCAGAGTTAATTATTGCAGAATGCGGTCATGCTCTACGTCCTATGTTACGCGATATGATAAGCCGTGGACAGGGTATAGAACTAATTAAGAAACACTTTGGAATTAAATAATGTTTAAATATTTCAGTGATAAAACTAAAGAAGATCTTAATATGAAAAAAGAGGAAAAAGACAGTGCTAAAATAGATAAATCCTTGTTCGGTCCTCAAAATGAATATTTTAGGGTAGGCGCTACTGTTGATGGTATGACTACACTTACAATAATCAGCAGTAATGGTTTTTCTAGCACACTATCTCTTAGTCATGCCGCCTGTGAACAGTTAATTCGAATGCTACGTGCTACCTATATCAGTGAGCCAGATAAGTAAGAAAAACTGGTTATATATAACCTAGGGGTTTAATAATGTGGGGATTGATTAAATTTTTTGTTGCAGTTTATAGAGCTGCAGTACAGATGCTAGATCCTAATTGTAATGCGTTAAAATTTGCTCCACCTCAGATTAAATATGGTGCCAGTATTCTTCTGGCCTGTTTATGGTGTTTAGCATTTGGTGTCTACATGGGTGAACTGTGGAGCATTGGCTATAACATGTTTGGACATATATTTGTGGTAAGCATGGTTTTTGTAACCTGGGTTGTATTTAAAACTATAAATCGACGTTATCCAGAACGTAACGAATATGAATTACTTAGAGATCCTAATAGAATACCTAAATGTTATGAAATGACCGATGAAGAACGTAATCGGGCTCTACTTAAATCCAAATGAAAATAGCATTGTGGTTTCTTTTGGGTATATACTTTGGTTGGATTTGGGCACATCATGAAATTTCCAATGAATGTAAGTACCAAAATGATTTCTATGTTGGTTCTATCACCTACGCATGCTATGTAAAATAATGATATTTCGCCCACATAGTTAGATTGACAAATATTCAGACTGATGTTATAGTTTTAGTACAGTAAACTACAAGAGAGAGCAAAAATGTCACAGTTAGATTTTAATGCTGATCAAATTGCTAATCTAATCGCTCACGGAGATTGGAAAACAAATAGTCTTGAAAAATTTGTAAATGCCATTAAATATCGTCGTAGTCAAATTACCTTTAATGTTCGCAGAACTTTGGCGGTAGGTGACACTGTTAGATTCACTAATTCTAAGTATGGACGAATCATGCAGGGCACAGTAGAAAAAATCGCAATTAAGTATGTTAATATTCGCTGTTCGGGGCAACTTTGGCGAGTACCTGCTTCTATGCTAGAACTTGTCTGATCAATAATAGTATAATTTAGGAACAATCATGGAACAAAAGCTATATGAGCTTGATATGGAACGGCAATACGAAGATGATTCATTTAGGTTGGATGGCATTAATTCCTTATTGCAACTAGTATCCAATGATCAACAAGAACAAAAAATAGAGGAACTATACAATGATTGGCTAGATAATATGTCTGTGAAATTTAATTCTTGGTATACTAATGATCAAGAATAATAAAACAAAACGGAGCAAGAGATGCGTAAGTTAACGATGAAAACCCTAGATGGTAAAATCCACACTGCTAGGAGTTCCCGTGCAGAACCCCCAATGGTTGTTACCACTGATCTAGGTACAATGACTTTTAGTCCTAGGAGTAAAGCCTACGAGTTTTTTGAAGCAATCGCCGGTTGGCCCGGATTTACTAAAGAAATGCGTCCTCGTACTATTGCCGCAGCGGTAGAGTATCATCTAGCTTACGAGCGTGGTGGTGTAGAAGCAGTTTACGAGAGATATCGAGCTCGGGCTTTGGAGGACACTGTATATGAGATGGCAAAGCGTACACGGTACGAACTGGCCAGGATGGCTCCTCGGGACAGCCATGAGTACCGCAGTCACTATGATAGCTGGTATCCTGGTTATAAGTGGGGTGGTTAAGTGAACGAACGAATTCTTGAACTTAGAACACAGGCTGCGGCTTGGGTATCGGAAAATCATCAACCTCAAGATCCTAACGCATATTCGCAAAAAGAAATCGACCAACGGTATTTGATGTATGAAGAAAAGTTCGCCGAGTTGATTGTGAAAGAATGTATTAATGAAATTCATGTTGCTGATGTAGGTGATCTAAAGGCAAAAGGTTATTATCTTGACAAGGTAGCAGAGCATATTGAAAAACATTTCGGAGTTCAATGATGGAAATGCAACAGTTTCAAGTAAAGTACATTCCCGGTGGTATGGGACTCAATCATAGTGCATGGTGGGTATGTGTGACTGTACTTTATTCAGGTCAATATGTTGATATTCCAGTTAAATTCATTCGAAAGTCGGATTATAAATGAACGAACAGAAAATGTTTGATCTTGTAAACAGGATCGCAGATAATGATAAAGTTGCTCCGTTCCAAAATGGATTTGTGGTATTGAGCAACGAAGAAATGGTTAGGTACACCGAGTTGATCGTTCGGGAATGTGCCGAATTTTGTGAGAATAAAAATTCTAAACTACTTGGCACTATGATGAAAGAACATTTCGGAGTTGAGGAATGATGTTCGGTTGGGTGCCCGATGGCACATATGACTATGTGGATTACAAGACTCGATATGTTATGCGTAACGGTAATCCTGTTACAGTAATTACTAAGATTTGGCTTGAACAGGGTGGTCCTGATGATGTCACTGATGAATTGTGTCAGCCTTGGGGTGCGTTCCCAGACTTTCCGCCTAAGCCAGTGAAAAAATGAACGAACGAATTCAAGAACTTTCTTATCAATGCTGGTACAATGACCCCGATACTGGCAAAGAGGAATTTAATCGTACAAAGTTCGCCGAATTGATCGTGCGAGAATGTTGTGCTGTTGCCGATTCAACTGTTGGAGGTGATTATGCTTATCATCCCTCACATCGTATTAAACAACATTTCGGAGTTGCGGAATGAACAAAGAATTTGAAACACTAGCCGATTTGAACAAAGCATATTACAACGGCATTCGTGAGGGCATTGAACAATACGCACACTGGAAAGATGGTGAGCAATTTGTTGGCACTTGCGGCACTACTCTCAAATCGGCATTGAAACGGATCGATAGTGAAGAAAAGCAAGCATTGAAAATGCTTAAAGATAACCTCGGAGTTCAAGAATGACCAATCAAGAACTAATTGATACTCTGCGTAAAGCCAGCGAAAGCCAAGATAACATAGCACTAAAAATGCTGTTGATTATGGCTGCTGAACGCATTGAGCGACAACACGCTGCTTTGTATGGAGATCGAGAATGAACGAACGAATTAGAGAACTTGCTGAACAGGCTGGTATTGAATTTGATGATGATTTCCCATTAGAACCTGAGACAATCTATTACCTTAAACTATCAGATTTTGAAAAGTTCGCCGAGTTGATCGTTCGGGAATGTGTTGAAGTCATAAAATGGACACCATCCCAATTTCCTAATGATGAATACGTAAAGAATATTACAGAACATTTCGGAGTTCGAGAATGAGTTACGTAAGTGATAAAGACCGCTTGGCTCAAGATATGGGTCAATGGCAGGTCTGGGAAAATAAACTGTTTTACTGGAGTGGCGATAGACTTGGCTGGCGCTACTTGAAAGGCGTTTGATATGAATGCCCGAATTCGAGAACTTGCTGAACAGGCCGGCTGGATGATGAGTGATGAGGTTGAAGGTTTTAATACTAGACTTGAAAAGTTCACTGAGTTAATTATAAAAGAATGTATCCAATGCATCAACAATACAGACAAAAATTTGGTTTTTACAGCCCAAAGTGCTGGTATTGTGATAGCAGCTTACAATCGTTCAATTACAAAGATTAAAGACCATTTCGGAGTTGAAGAATAAAAGATAAAGTCTACAATTTTTTTTGCTGACACAAAAAAATATTTCTATTTGAAAATTGGGAAAAAATTTCTTAGAAATACCCTTAGGCAGAAATTAAAATATCACAAAGACAAAATTTTGATTGACAAATATTCAATATTTCGGTATAATAGCATTATACGCTAACAAAACGGAGCTACAAATGGCTTACATGAATCAGGTTCGCAAGGCTTTGATCCAGTCCAATCTTAAACCCATTCTGGCCCGTTATGGGGTCAAGGGCACCTTAAGTGTACGCAACCATTCCACCATTGTGTTGACTCTTAAGTCTGGCGAGATCGATTTTATTGAAAATTATATTACCACCGACCTTGCTACTCCTCATGGTCGTAAGATGGATCAAAATACCATCAATAACATTAGAAAAAGTCGTTCGCTGGATGTTAATCCGTATTGGTACCAGGAACATTTTAGTGGTCGTGCCAAAGAGTTTCTGACAGATGCAATGAAGGCTTTAAAATCTGCAGGTTGGTACGACGAATCTGATTCACAGTCAGATTATTTTAATATTGCATATTACGTGGATATCAATATTGGACGTTGGGATCGGCCCTATGCTGTGGAAAAATAAAGAATGGCTAAGATCATTTTAAGTTGTAGGCATGAAGTAGATGATTTCGATCATGCCTATAATATTATAATAAAAACCACAGATAGAAGTGGAGAAAAAGCCTTGAGCTATCTCACAGTCTGTGGCAGTTGTGAGGATATGTATCGACAACAAGGCGCTATTTTTGATAATGTAATTGCCGCGGAGCAATGGTTATTGAACAGCGAATGGTAAGACTATGACAAAAAAAATTGTAATTAATACTTGTTACGGCGGATTTGGACTAAGCACAGAAGCTATGGACCAATATAGGTTCCTCAGTAACAGTGCGGTTAAGTGTTCCAAGGATATAGCAAGAGATGACCCAAATCTAGTTAGTGTCATTGAGCAATTAAAAGATTACGCAAACGGCGAATTCAGTGAGCTTAAAATTGTAGAAATTCCCGATGATGTTAAATGGCAGATAATGGACTATGATGGGATAGAATGGATCAGTGAAATTCATCGTACTTGGAGCTAGATTTGACTTGCAATGCCTATATCTTTTGTTGGGACGAAACAGGAATCGAATCCATTGTACCAATAACACAATACGAAAATTGGGACGCAGAAAATACTTTTCGCGTATTAACCGATCAACCAACTCAGCGTAATCCATTATATTCAATTATACAGATGATGATCCTTCGTGCCCGGGCGAATCAACAACGTCACTATGAAATCTATGCTATCGACTGTACATCAGATATGGATACAGCATTCTGGCAGAAACAGTGGCACTGTCAACCACAGGCCACTGCTGATCTAATTCGCGAACGCGGAGAGAAAATTTACTCTGATCGAAAAACCAAAAAACCTGTCATCAGTTAACTATGAATGATAAACTAGATCTTTTACTGAAACGCTCGGGCTTAGATGAAATTTTGGACTACTACAGAAATCATCAGGGAAAAAATTATGATGCTAATTTACAGAAGTTCGTCGATCTTATATTAGCCAAGGCAGCGGCAGATCTATATGAAAAAGCTAACGACTACAAGAAGTGTGGCGGATACGATATCAGTGCACGAGTAACCACACAGGCTGCAGAAATTGTGATGCTTGCTTTTACTAAAAAATAATTGTAAATTTGGTTGACAATAATTACCAATTTTAGTATAATAATGGTATTGTAACAGTTAGGAAAGAACACAAAATGGTTTCTAAGTCACAAACAAAGATTGCCACTAAAGAGCTTGCTGCTTTGGCCTTTGCTGCTTACAGAAAACAGAACAATCAAGTATTTAAAGATAGCAGTTTTTATGATAAGGTTCAGGATGCTGTGATTACAGTAACACCTAACAAGGTCCTGATGCGCAGCGGAGAATTAGCAGTTAGCGATCAGGATAGAACAGATGCGGTTGAGGCTATTGAAGTTCTTACACAGGATAGGACTATGCGTATCCTTAAGAATTTGTCTTTACCAGAATTTCAAAATACTATGACTAATTTGGTTGTACAGACAGAATGCACTCAAATTGATGCAGGGTTGATGGCGTTTCTTCCCACTATGATACAGCAGATTCGTAGTCGTCAAAGCCGCGATGAAGAGCTGACAGTTCTTTCGCAAACTAGTGAATATCTTGGCAAAGTGGGTGATAAGATTACTGCGGTATTAACTGTGATTAGTTCACGATGGTCTCAGCAATTTAATTGCTGGTCTGTTACTGCTAAAGATGCTACTGGTAATCTTGTTGGCTACTTTACCAGCAAGGAAGATTGTACTAAGTCAGGGGCTTTTACGGCTAAAATCAAACGTACAGAGACCAGCAACTATCATAACGGGGCAAAAGTAACCACGCTAAACTTTGTCAAACCGATATAAATCGGTTGACAAATAATCCCAGTTATTATATAATGTATGTACAGTAGTTAATCCAAACGAGGAATACATGAGTACTGCTAATATCCGTATTGTAGAAGGTAGCTATCGTAACAAAAGCGTGGCGGGTATGACATTTGAGCTAGTTGAACAATTCAAACGTACCAATAAAAATAGTTTTGTTACTGTACGTAACAATGGAGTATTTCCTGGAATGCCTGATACTATTCGTGTAAATGTAACGGGTCCTATGAGCTATCAATTTGTCAACGGATCGGCCTGCAGTGCTGCCAAAGACATGCCCAATACAGAAAGTAGTGAAACCGACCAAGAAGTAATGGATCGTATTCGTGAGCGTTTTGAAATCCTGACAGATATGACCAAGGCTGCAATTTCTGGTGATATCCGAGCAATGATTGTGTCAGGTCCTCCCGGGGTTGGCAAAAGTTTTGGTATCGAACGTGAAATTGATAAAGCTACTCTTTTGGATCAATTGGCTAGTCGTCGTCTTCGTGCAGAAGTAGTAAAGGGATCTGCTACTCCCATTGGATTGTATCAGACACTTTACAAGTATTCAGATTCCAATTGTGTGGTTGTGTTTGATGACTGCGACAGCATTCTACTCGATGATGTTAGCCTTAACTTACTAAAAGGTGCATTGGATTCTGGCAAGAAGCGTAAGATTTCTTGGCTGTCAGAGAGCAGCACTCTGCGCCGTGAGGGTATCCCGGATCAATTTGAGTTTAAAGGCTCGGTAATTTTTATTACTAACCTAAAATTTGATCAATTGAAATCACAGAAGTTGCGTGACCATTTGGATGCTCTACAGAGTCGTTGCCACTATTTGGATCTGACTTTGGACACTATGCGTGACAAAATTCTACGCATTAAACAAATTGCTCAAGATGGTGACTTGTTTACAGACTATGATTTTGATAGTATTGCACAGGATGAAATCATTGAATTTATGGATGTCAACAAGAACAAATTGCGCGAAATGAGCCTACGTATGGCACTTAAAATTGCGGATCTACGCAAAAGTTTCCCCCAGCGTTGGCAGGCAATGGCTCGTAGTACTTGCATGAAACTACAGGATGCCTAATTTACCTTAATCCTTCAGGGTAGGCTAGTGTATATATACTAGCCTACTTTTTTTTGACTATGAACAGCGATAAACAACAATTAATTAACAATGCTATTATTTTTATTCATAGTCTTACCGAGGTATACGGTATTGATCAAGGAGTCGAACTGTGGAATACCATTCATAGATCAGTGCCTGTAGATATTCGAGATCAAATCTTTTTAACTATGATATCCACTGCTAATGGTCATATTGAGTTAAAAGGTCTAAGTGTGCCAAAAGAAAAAATAAATAGAATTGAAGTCATTGGCTGCATCAAAAATCATACAGGCAAAAACCTAAGTGAAAGTATTAAGGTGTTAAAAGACTTGGAACTGGGCCAGAGTTTCAGTTTGTATGTAGAACCGAAACTTGTTGGTACTATTAAGAAACAACTGACAGATTGGGGGATAAAACTATGATAGGTTGGAATACTCAAGATCAATTTGAAAGATTTGTATTTAGAGCAAGACAATTTGGGCTTGATGTAGCCAAGCCCAGATATCAATATTTTAATAAATTGGATTGTTTTGCCCTTGTTCCTTTTCAAGATTGTCTTCCAGTTTACAGTCGAGACGCAGAACTATTCATCGGAAATCTAACACAGGCAGAATCATGGCTTACTGGTATGGAATGGGCACGTAACTACTATATAAGGCAAAAAACATTCTCAGATCATTGACAAAAAATAACTTAAGTGTGGCAATCTGTATAATATCTGAACTTGTTAGCTCTAAGTTCAGATGGCATCTTAGGATGCCTTAGCTCTAGTTTAACTAGAGCTTTTTTTTGACATTACAGACCCTAAGATGTTATACTAGACCTATGAACAGATTTGTGTATGTTGAAGATATAATTGAATATATTGCAGGTTATAGAGATCTCAACAATATTCAATTTGATATGTGGCAAAAACAAAGTCCGCCATTGAGTTTGGCTAGATATGATGTGTCTATCATTGAAAGTTTTGCATGGCAAACTTTTCAATCCATAGCTTACACACAAAAACAAAGTGAATTAGCTGTGAAATTAATTCACAAATATAAAAAACAGTTAGCCGCTCAAGCGATTCCTATCGGGATACCTGATGAGATATATTTTAGATTAGGTGTCAGACATGTGGATCAATCTAAGCGAATTTGGTTAGAAAAAGACAGATTGTATGTAAAATTTCCTTTCGATAAAACACTGATCGATTTATTTAAAAACACAGCCCGAGAAGAGGCTGTTGGTCGAGCATATTTTGACTATGAAACAAAAACATGGATCTTATCTGTCACAGAATTTATGATAAATTTTGTTGCAACCTTAGCAAAGACACATCAATTTGAATTGGATCCTCAAATAGAAATTCTGTATCAGAAAATTTTACAGGTAGAACAATCTCTCTACAAAATTCAGTTGCAGATAGTGAATAATAAGTTAGAGATCACTAATGCAGCAAAAGATTTGTTATTGTATATTGACGAATTTTGTCATGGACTGAGTATAAATAATTTAATCAAGTTAGTGGACATGAGTTCCGTTCTGGGTTATTCAGTCAGTTTAGATCTGCTCAAGACAGTACGGAGATGCTGTACTAGGAAAGAATTTTGGCTTTTAGCGAATAAAAGATTCAATATAATAGACAGTAAAAAAATAAAATCACGTTTTGAAATTACCATGGAAGATATTTTAGCCTATGCTAAACTTACCGATCGTTTGCCAATTCATGTTTACAATCCAGGAGCAAATAAGCAGGATACAGACGAAATTATATACCTAAACAAGAAATCTAATTTTGTAAATCCCGACAACATTAAGTTATTAGTAAGTTCCACGCCCATGTTAATAGGCACACGAAAACAGAATTGGTTTAACTTTGCAGAAAAGGTCATTATATTAAAATGAACAGTTGTAAATTAATCATAAAAGATGAAGTAAATGTAAAAGTCGAAGGGCTCGATCTGCCATTAAGAAAACTCTTAAGCAACAAATTTAAGTATGAAATACCAGGGGCAAGATATCAACACAGTTTTCGATTAGGAAGATGGGATGGTAAAGTAGGATTCTTTAGTTTAGGCGGGACTACATTTATTAATCTACTGCCAGAAATTCTACCTGTACTAGAACAAAACCACATAGATATCGAAGTTATAGATACCAGAAATTATCGTACAAATTTTGAATTCGCACCAGTGACTCTGACCAGTTACAATCACAAAGTGTGGCCCAAGCTACATCCAAAGCAAGGGGAACCTATTGAACTACGGGACTATCAAGTAGAAATTATTAACAGATTTTTAAGTAATGCTCAATGTATTCAGGAAGTAGCAACTGGTTCGGGCAAGACAATTATGACAGCGGTGCTATCTGAAAAAGTTCAAAGCTATGGTAGATCCATAATTATTGTTCCCAGTAAAAGCTTAGTTACACAAACCGAAGCTGATTATAATAATTTAGGTTTAGATGTTGGTGTATTATTTGGTGATCGCAAAGATTATGTCAATAAACACATAATCTGTACCTGGCAAAGTCTAAATTCTTTAGTAAAAAATAACAAAAATGGGCTGGGAGATTTTACCATCAATGATCTCTTAGAGAATGTTGTCTGTGTAATGGTAGATGAGGCTCATAGTGCTAAAGCAGAGGCCTTAAAAACGTTGTTAAGTGGTGTATTTGCCAATGTTCCTATTAGGTGGGGATTGACTGGCACAATCCCTAAGGAAGAATATGCCAGTATGAGTCTCCGATGTTGTATTGGTGAGGTTGTAGGTAAATTAAGTGCAAATGAACTACAGGAAGCAGGACACCTGGCACGTTGCCATGTAAATATCTTACAATTAACAGACTACGTGGAATATAAAAATTATCAAGATGAGTTGCGATATCTATTAGAGAATGAGGCTCGCATAATTCACATAAGTAAAGTTATCGAGCGCATTAGACAAAACGGCAATACATTAGTATTAGTCGATCGAGTAGAACCCGGGAAACAATTAACTAAACTAATACCTGATGCTGTGTTTGTCAGTGGTTCGACTAAAGCAACTAATAGAAAAGAAGAATATGATCAAGTGGCAATCAGTGATAACAAGGTTATTGTGGCGACTTATGGTGTGGCCAGTGTGGGTATTAATATTCCTAGGATTTTTAATTTGGTTCTTTTGGAACCCGGAAAAAGCTTTGTTAGGGTTATACAAAGTATTGGGCGAGGCATTAGACGTGCTGAAGACAAGGATCATGTAGAAATTTGGGATATTACCAGTACTTGTAAATTTGCAAAAAGACATTTAACAAAACGTAAAACTTTTTATCGTGAAGCGCAATATCCCTTCACTGTAGAAAAAGTAGTATGGAATCAATGAGAAAGAAAAAAAATGAGACTATTGACCTTAGATAATAACAGTTATGACCTTAGCAGTATACCAGAAGAAGTCGACGATATTAGGTTCTGTGTATTGGATAACAGTGATCCCAAAGATCCCGACTACTTTTTTATTCCCTTAATCTTCTTAGAAAGTTTTAATAGCCCTGCATTGGTACTAAGAATTGGGCCTCACGAAATACAGATGCCAATTGATTGGCAGATGTTAATCGGAGAACACGATCTTGGAGATCTAGAAGTAGTTCCTCTTACCAGTCTTAATGATCGAGGATTCAGTGCATTTGCATTTAACCCTATATCTAGTTTTCGTCCTAGTTTTTTCCCTATCGAAGTAGTGGATATTTATCAAGACGTTAAATGGTATTTTCCAAAACTTAAACCCGGACAGATGTTGGCTATACCCTTGGATCAAAATACTGAGAAACCACTATGCGTTTATTTTGTACGTGATATAAGTCGTCAAAGTGAAGTGGTTAACTACAGTAAATGTTGGTAGACCAAGAATGAGCAATAATAATGAAATACTGGAGAGTCCCGACGGTGGTCGCACCATTTATAGTAGAAAAATAGGCGATACACATAGAACATTAATAGCTACAAATGTCACACCCAGAGTTGACCCTATGGATGGATTAAAGTATAATATTACATTACAGGAATGGATATACATAAATCAACTTGCGGAAACTCGTCCTGCACTTAAGGAAGCAATACAACAGGTCTGGGCTCTTTATCATTTAATAAAAGAAGATGGACAAACTACATATACAAAATGAAATGCGTGAGTTCGATCAAAAAAATCGACAGTTTTATGATGAACTTAGCGAAGAAGAACAACGAAAATTTAGTACATACCTCATGCTAAGATATGGTGCCAGTGTAGAAGGCAATGCAGATATACAAGAATGGTATATACGTGCCACTAACGAACGTCTAAATAAAAACTTTTTCGATTTAAATAAACACACCAAACTGCAGTGGTTACTATGCACTACTGTAAGTCCCGGAATCGGAACACAAAAACACTATTGGCAAGCTAGTAAACGAAAGGAAGGCGATAATAAACTATACAAATTTCTCGCAAAACTTTATCCCGACATGAAAATTGCTGATATAGAACTGTTAGCCAAACTGTCAGATAAAAAAGAAATTCGTCAGCTGGCAGAGGAGATGGGTTACAGCGACTCAGACATAAAAAAGGCTTTGGGATGAGTTTTAGCTGTCGTTTTTGTAATAAAACCTATGTAAGAGAGTCTACCTTACAGGTTCATCTTTGTGAACCTAAACGCAGACATCAGCAGCAACAAGAACAAGGCGTTCAATTAGGATATAAAGCATACCTAAAATTTTATGAAACTACACAAGGAAGTGCTAAACTAAAAACCTACGAGGAATTTTCTAAGAGTACATTCTATCTTGCCTTTGTGAGATTTGGAAGGTATTTGTCTGATGTAAGATGTATAAATGCTGCTAATTTTACAGATTGGTTATTGAAAAATAATCATAAACTAGATTATTGGACCAAGGATATGCTTTATGAACAATGGGTCAGAGAGTATCTTCGTAAGGAATCGGTTCAAGATGCTATTGAAAGATCTTTAAAGGAAATGCAAAACTATGCTGAAAATGACACAACACTACAGAGCTGTTTTTACAATTATTTCCGCTTTGGCAATTCTAACCTCATATGTCATCATGTATCAACCGGACGGATTAGCCCTTGGGTTGTTTACAATTGTAGTAGTGGAATTATATGGCTTGATAACTGCAATGAAGAACAACTGCAAAGACTAATGCCATGGATTGATCCCGATTTTTGGCAAAAGAAATTTAAAGATTATCTATCAGATACTGAATGGTGTAAAATGATATTAAAAAAGGCAGAATTATGAGGCAGCAAGGTCTAATAGAAAAAGGTTGGGGACACGAACTTATCTTTGCTAGTACAGATCGCTACTGCGGAAAAATTTTACATTTTAATAAAGATGCTAAATGTAGTCTACATTTTCATGCGGACAAAGAAGAATCCTGGTATATATTAGAGGGCCAATTCCGCGTAGTCTGGATGAACACTTCGGATTGTCAAATCTCGAACACAATTCTTAATGTAGGAGATACTTGGCATAACAAAGTTTTGGTCCCTCATCAATTAATTTGTCTTGAAGCTGGGAGAATTTTAGAAGTCAGTAGTCCCGATAGTATAGAGGATAACTATCGAATCATGCCCGGGGATAGTCAATTATGAAAATTCTTGTAACAGGAGCCAAGGGATTCATAGCAAAAAACCTAATACCGGCATTGTCGGATCATTGGGTAATAGGCTGTGATCGTGATGATGCTTTACCTAATTTAAGAGATTTTGATTGGGTTATTCATCTAGGGGCAATAACTAGCACTACAGAGACTGATGTAGAATTAGTTTTAAAACAGAACTTAGATTATAGTGTAGATCTACTAGATAGATGTATAGCAAATAATGTAAATTTACAATATGCTAGCAGTGCAAGTGTATATGGTGTTTCTAAAGATTTTGCGGAGTCTGCAGCAGTGAATCCAAGAAGTCCCTATGCTTGGAGCAAGTATCTTTTTGATAGACATGTCCTAGATAAATTAAAAAATTTAAACCAATCTGACCCGCGTATACAGGGATTTAGATATTTTAATGTATACGGTCCACACGAAGATCATAAAGGTGATCAGGCTAGTCCCTATCACAAATTTGTACAACAGGCAATCACTACAGGTAAAATACAATTATTTCAGCAGTCAGATAGTTACTTTAGAGATTTTGTTCCAGTGAATAAAGTAATAGAAACACATTTAGAGTTTTTTGATGTAAAAGAATCGGGTATTTGGAATATAGGAACTGGACAACCTAAAAGTTTCGAACAAATTGCCAGAGAGATAGCAGATAAATTTTCAGCGGTAATCGAATATATTGACATGCCGCACAGTTTACGTTTACAATATCAAGCATATACCTGTGCAAATTTAACTAAATTAACTAAGACCTTACATGAAAAAAATAGTAGTTAATGGTTGTTTTGATGTATTACATCTAGGACATCTTAAATTATTAAAACATGCAAAATCCTATGCCGATAGTTTTGTGTTAGTGTTACTGGATAGTGATCAAAGAATACGATATCTAAAGGGCAATAACAGACCATTCAACAATGAATATGAACGTTTAACTTTACTACAATCTTTACGCTATGTGGATCGTGTAGAAGTGTTTACTAGTGATAACGAACTAGAAAGTCTTATAAAAGAATACCAACCCGATTTAATGATTAAGGGATCGGATTATAAAAATAAAAAAATCATTGGTTTACATCATTGCAAGGAAATAGAATTTTATGACCGTATCCAAGAATATTCTACAACAAAAAAAATTGAAAATTTTATTAGTAGGAGATAGTTGCATTGATGAATATGTTTATGGAGATTGTGATAGACTCAATCCAGAAGCGCCTGTACCTATTCTTCAAATATCTAATATAGTTACAAATTTGGGAATGGCTGCAAACGTAAAAAATTTATTAACTGCATTTGATGCAGATGTCAATTTTTATACAGGAAATGAAATATCTGTTAAACGTAGATTTATAGACAATCGAAGTAAGCAACATATTGTAAGAGTTGATGATGACAAAATCAATAAACCTATAGATATAGATAAATTACAAGGGCATAGTGCAGATGCTGTGGTAATTTCTGATTACTGTAAAGGATTACTAGATTACTATAATATGCAATATATCTGTCAGACATACAAAGATATACCAATTTTTATTGATACAAAGAAAACAGATTTAGCTAAATTTTCTCATGCTAATGTATATGTAAAAATAAATGAACCCGAATATCTCAGAGCTAAGACATTACCCAAAAATCTAATTGTAACTTTAGGCAAAAAAGGCGCAATGTTTGTTCGAGAACAACAAGAAAGTTATTTTGCAGCCGATAGTAACGTTGATGTTGTGGATGTGTGTGGTGCAGGAGATACTTTTTTGTCTGCACTGACTATAAGATATTTGCAGACCATGGATATTGGTAGGGCAATTAACTATGCGAATCGTGCAGCAGCAATCAATGTAACTCATCGTGGTGCTTACTGTTTGACCAAAGAAGATATTACCGGAATAGAATATGCCTGATATTGATATTGATTTTTCTGATCGTCAGAATATCTTAGCTAAGATACAGTATATTCCTGCAGCAATACGTAATGAACAATCCCAGCGTAAACATGCTACCGGAATATATTGTCAAACTATCCCAGTAGATCCAATTTTAGGTTGTGCTAGTATTGATTATTTAGAAGCTGAACAAAGAGGATACTTTAAACTAGATTTTCTAAATGTAAATTTTTATCAAAATATTACGAATGAACAACAACTATTGGATCTTATGAATAAAGAACCATCCTGGCACAAATTGTATGACAAAGAATTTACTGAGCAGTTAATTCATATAAACAGTCATTACAATACTTTAATAGCTATGCCCGAAGCCATAACCAGTATTGAACATATGGCAATGTTTCTTGCAGTAATCAGACCAGCAAAGAGACATCTAATAGGTCGAAAGTGGGACGATGTTGCAAAAACAGTTTGGAAACAGCCCACTGATGGGGAATATCATTTTAAGCATAGCCATTCCATTGCTTATAGTCATCTAGTAGTAGTACATATGAATTTTCTATCCCAACAGTAATAATATTGACGTAAATTCTAAAAAACACGCCTTACTAACATAATACTACGTCTTTTACTGCGTTTTAAACTAGTTTCTTTAAGGCTCACGGCAGGACCATACTTCAATGTTACATCTTTACTATTAAAAGTTTTCAGTGTAGTTCTAAATTCCAGCCAATCTCCTTTTAAAAAAAGATTAATGGGAATAAGTCTATTGCTTTCCCACCACCAATTTTCTGCTAGTTCTAAGAACTTCTTTTTTTGTTCATCAGTTTTTAGTACACTAAAATCGTAAAGACTGGTTATAACATCGTCTAAATTTTGCACGATACCTATATATTCGTTACCGCCGTAGGTAAGATAGCTTAAAAAAGGGTATTGATCTAGTAAGTTTTTTGTATATAAATCCACATGAATATTTATTGATTTGATAAGTATCGGTTTCGAAAACCTAATCTGCTAAATACCATATGCAACAGATAACGAACTATTTATATGACAATGTTGTTTTGGTTCAAATAGACAATGATGATCCAGAAATAAAACAAAGGAATCGTGTAGTGTATACAAGACCTATCAATATCTACAAAGGGGTAGATAATATATTAAAGATTAGAATACAAAATTCCGATCAAAAACCTGTCAACGTGTCAGCCTACACAATGACTTTTAATGTAGTTGATGACTATGTTTTTACAAATGCTAATGTGGTTTTAAGCAGCAATATAACTGTAGTTAATGCTAGTGCCGGATTAGGAACTGTGACTATAACCAGTTTAGATATGGTGCAGTTAGATCGTGAAATGTACACCTACAACATTAAAATTAACACGGGATCAGCTAACGTCGCCAGCTATGTTGATGACAATTATGGGGCTGCTGGACAACTACTAGTAAGTACAGCAGCCTATCCTGTAGCACAGCCAGCCAATTTAGATTTAGGGCAAGTAGGTGATGGTGTAAACAGTGCTACCTTTGACTTTGGGAACATATAATGAGTAAAACAGTACAATGGAAAAGAGGTAATACTACAGTTAACAGTACCTACGTTGGTGCAGAGGGCGAAATTACTGTTGATACTTCAGATTGGAGTCTCTACGTGCATGATGGAACCACTGCGGGCGGTTTCAAAATTAGTTCGGACAGTGACAGTAATGTCAACATTGGCAATTTAAATATTCTAGATCAAACTATTAGTGGTACAGTCAGTAATGCAAATATAGTATTAGATCCATTAGGTTCTGGCACAGTTCAAATTTTAAGTAATGTTTCTGCTACATATTTTATAGGTAATGGTGCACTATTAACTGGAGTTACAGATAGTGTGGGTGCAACTGGTGCTACTGGCATTTCTGGAAGTACTGGTGCAACAGGATTAAGCGGATCTTCAGGTGCTACTGGACCTGCGGGCATAGATGGATCTACAGGCGCCACTGGTTTTACAGGTAGTACGGGTGCAACTGGCGTTGAAGGAGCCACTGGGGCCACTGGTTTAGGAACTAACTATAGTAACGCAAATGTAGTATCTTACAGTGAAACTGGATGGTCAGGTAATATTATTCCTTCTTCGAATAATACCTTCTCATTGGGAAATATTACCAATCAATGGGCAAATTTATATGTAGCTAATAACACAATTTATTTGGGAGGAGTGGCTCTAGGCATAGGACAAGGCAATGTTTTAACTGTAAATGGTCAACCAACTCTTAGTAATAATTCACTTGTAGATATCAGTACAAATGGTAATATCTCTGCTGGCAATTTATCAACGACTAAAATTACGTTTACAGATACAACCATACAGACTACTGCCTGGAAGGCTGGTGGAAATAGTGCATTCACTTCTAACTCTATATTTGTTAATAATGCTGCAAGCGGTGATTTTAACAATAATGCCGATTTTTCAATAGTTTATGACGCATATACTGGTGGTCCAGCGCTGAACTTTAGTGCAAGTTATCAAAGCCCATTAAATTCTAATGTTGGTGTTACTGTACAGGCAATTAATACACCTATTCTAATGTCAAATGGCAATATTGAACTTAGAGCTAATCTAAACACTGCTTGGACATTTGACACAAATGGAGATTTGACAGTTCCTAACTATATCCAATTTAACGGAAATAGTTTCATTGGCGATGAACCTGGTGCAGGCACTCCTAGCTTTAGAATTACTGCGCCACTGGGATATCAGGCTATTATTGAAACAGACGCAGATATCAGTGGTAATACATGGTTATGGATTTTCGGTAACGATGGCGGATTATCATTACCTACAGGCGGAAAGATTACGGGTATAACTGTTGATAATAATGGTTATATGCAATGGACAGGTAATAGTTCAGGTGACGGGTTGGGATATACTACACTTACTCTTGTTCCTGATGACACAGTATCTAGCCAAGTTCTTGTGCTCGATCCCACTGCTCCTGGCCATATTCATTTACGGGCTCCTGGTATAGGTGGTAATATAGAACAACCTGCGGCCAATATTTTCTTAGGATCAGAGAATACAAGTTTCGAAATTACTGCACAATACGGAGTTTCCCCTGAAGCTAGAATACATAGTGGAAGCTATACTTGGTATTTTGATGCTAACGGCTCATTATCTGCTCCAGGAAATATTATAGTAAATGATACACTTTTTATAACAGGTAGCATACAGCCAATTGGTGCAAGTCCAGCTCCTTCTTTAAGTGGATTTAGCAGTATTAGTACTGTTATATCAGGTAATCCCAATGAAGGTAATATTACTGCTCATAACTATCTTATTGCCAATGGCGGCATTACTACTACTGGTAATATTACTGGTGGTAATTTATCTGTAACTGGTAATATTGCCGCACAATATTTTGTAGGAAATGGTTCATTACTAACTGGTATAGCTGCTGAAAATTCTGCCACAATAGATATTTTGAATACAAATGGATTGAGTACAGTATTTTATCCTACATTTGTAGAAGATAGAACCAATGGCCAAATACTAAGAGCAGATGTAGATCTAAGTTATCGTACAGACGACAATATATTAACTGTTCAAAATATTTCGTCTTCTGGTAATATTTCAGCAGCTTATTTTATTGGAAACGGCGCATTATTAACTGGTATAGCTGCTGGCAGCGGAAACTATGGCAACAGTAATGTAATTACATTATTAAGTTCTTTAGGTTCTAACACAATTGCTACCTCGGGTAATGTAACTGTTGGAAATCTTATAACCGGTAATGGTATAAATGGTTACATATATCTAGGAAACGCTAATTCGAGACTGACACAAATTGGTAGTAATGCGTATGCTACTTTCGAACAGAGTATTGTATTATCTCCGGACACCAACAAGAGTGCATTGGCAGGTGTTGTAATTGGTGGCAACGGTTATTTACTTGGACCAAATGGTTCAAGAAATATTACTCTAAACTATGGCGGTACGGGCGGAGCTGTTGGATTACAGGCTAACGTCACAGTGGGCACGGCGGGATCCGGCATACTAACTGTTGCTGGGGCAGCAACCACTGGTGTTAATTCAATACTAGCGGGCCCAACATTTACACCTCTTGCAAATACCTCTGCGGGATTTGTTGCAAGTGTAAACAGTTATAGTCAGATTACTTTCCAGAATAAAAACACAGGGGCAGATGCTACTGCTGATTACATATTAACTGCAGATAATGGATCAGACACTGCAAACTACGGTGACTTTGGTATTATAAATTCTGGATACGATAATGCTACCCCAACCAATAGTTTAGGTAATATTGTTTACGCTGCTGATACTTATCTGTATGCACAAGGTAATGTCGGCAATGTAAGTCAAAGCGGCGGCAACTTAGCCATAGGTACTACAGTTACTGGCAAAACTGTCAAGATTTTCGCAGGAGGTGCTAATGCCAGTTCTATTGTTGCAACTGTAAGCAATACAGGAATAGCAGTAACTGGTAACGTTTCTATCACAGGAAATATAACTGGTACTACACCTAATGTTAATTTAGTGGCAGGATCTTACACACATACCTTTGATAACACCGGTAATGTAACCATTGCTGGATCTGGTATAAGAATGCCCTCTCGTCCTGCAATGCGTGTCTACGGAAATACTAGTACTTATTTTGGCGTAGGCACAACGATTACTGGTGCAAATTTTATAGTAGACTATAATCAAGCTTCTGCTTTAAATGCCAGTACAGGTATTTTTACAGCTCCTGTAGCAGGTTTATACTCTGTTACACTAGTGGCTAGAGTAGGAAATAATAACGGTTTAAATCAAGTAGCGATATTGAAGAATGATTCAACCAGTGGTGCAAATGTGATTTGTTTCTGGGAAACAGACACTAGTTCAAATACAGCAGTGCATTTTGGAAGTTCGGGTGTAGCAAATTTAGCTATAGGCGATACTTTAAGAACTAAAGTTTTAGCAGGTAACATACAGTTTGATTCTAACGACAGTTGGACTGTTACATATATAGGTTAAACATGAATATAGTAGGTTTAACAATAAACGGTGGAACAATTGTAGATTCATCGGCCAAAGGAACCCTGGATAATCCTGGAGTTTCAGCACAAGACATTTATAATTCTGGTCAGACAGTTTCCGGTTGGTATTACATTAAAACATCGACTATGGCATCTTCTCGAAGAGTTTATTGCAATATGACTGATGAGGGCGGCGGGTGGATGTTAATCGCTTACACTCCTGGCTTTACCGGCTTATCAGTTGGGGGTATAACTGCTGGACTTGATTATCCTAATACTTGGGAAAATGGGGAAGGCACTCTTAACAAATTGAGAACTAAAACTATGGATCTTTGGTTTCATAATAGTGTTTACCAATGCACACAGGTTTTAAAAATGGCATCAACAACTGCAAGTAGAACCCCTTTACTAGCTAATATGGATATAGCAAATAAGGTAGTTTATACTAATCCAAGTAATCTTTTAATGAGCACAGTAAGCAATTACCCTGCCTTCGTTAATAATACCCCAATGACTGGAACTTGGTCTCCTGTGAAAGGTCATACTGTAATGAACACATCATTATCAGTAAATGCTCCAGGAGATTGGATATACGCCACTAATACAAGTTGGTGGACTGTATGCGGTCCTAGCACTGAGTTACAGGCACAAGGGCGAAGTGGTAATGCACAAGGTACAGGCTCTTGGACAAACCCAACTTCCAATGCTCTTTATGGTATGGCTAATGTAGCAGCTAATGTTAACAGCCAAAGGTCAGATATAAACTCTTATGCAGTTTACATCAAGTAAGGATTGAATTGGAAAATTATTATTTTCTTTATAAATAATAAAAATAGGATTATAATATGGCCAGTTATACAGTTGTAACCGCAACCGCTGCTAATGTAGCAGGAATTAACACTTTAAATACTACAAGAGTACGTATTGTGGCAAATAATACCTGCGTATTTGCTATTAATGCACCAGCAACTTTAACCGCAAACGTAGGACCGGCAATTCCTGCAGGTCGACCCACTGATATAATTTTATCCAATATAGGACAAAGGGTCAGTGTATTACCTGCAAATGGAGCAAGCACATTAATTACACTAACCGAAATTGGCACAGTTTATGCTAGTGCACTTAATCAAAATAGTACCACATTCCTTAACCCATAATGAAAATATCTGAATTATTTAACCAATTAGAAACACTACATCTGCATAAAGATTTGCCTCAAGATAATTATGTAGGTGAAATAGAAAATCGACCCGAAGTAGAAAACGTAGAGCCTGAATCTGACGATACGGCTGATAAAAAAACTATGGTAGCCCCACTGCAACAAAAATTAGAATTATTAAAAAAAGCAGTTGATGTCGATAGTTACTATGGTAATGAATCACTAAAATCACAACAAGTGCAACCTATTAATATTACATTAAATGTACCAGCTGGACAGAGTGATAGCAATATTAATTTAACACTAAATGGTCAATCCTTCGACGAATTAGATCAAATAAAGAAAATAGCAGGTATTCCAGTAGCTACAATATTTGATGCAGGTGATGATGAACCATTAGATTCCTGAGGTAATAAATGTCAGCAAATGTCTATACTCAGGATTTTTTTACAGACAGAAGAAATTATGCTGATGGTAATGTGCGCATCGGACAGATGGATCGTCTTTGGTATGATCCTATTACAAATACGATACGAGTAGGTAATGGGTTACCTGGTGGCCGAATTGTTGGGTTCGGGGGCAATGGCACAGGTACATTTAATTATAATGTAAGAACTGTATATACAGATTATACTTTTGTATCTAGTGATTACTATGTTGGTGTAATGAGCAATGCTGCTATAACAATAACTTTACCGCCAGGTGAAGAAGGTCGTATCTGTGTAGTAAAAGATCAAAGCAGTAATTGCAGCATTCATAATTTAACAATAAATCCACAAGGCACAGATACCATAGACAATCAAAACTCAGTCATATTAGCATTAAACAATGCCGCGGTGGATATGATTTATACTAATGGCGGCTGGAGAATTATATGACCTATTTGTTTAGTAATACCAGTAGTATATTCCAAAGTAATGGAACTGCAATAACTGAAGTAAATCCTTTACCAGTTACTTTAGGTAGCTCAAATATTAATATAATAGGGAATATAGCTATACCAACCACAGTAAATGTAGCAAGTAGTCCCGATAATCCTATTCACACTCATATTACAGAAATTGGCACAAGCGGTAATTTATTGGCAAATGATGTCCCTTACATGCCAATAAATGGCAATGTTATTGTTACCAGCATAGGTAACATAGACATTTCTACTAATTCATTACCTATTAATGGTAATGTAACTGCTTACCAAGGAACTGTTCCCTGGTTGGTAAATGCAAATATAATTAACAGTCCCAATATAACAGCTATCGCCAGTAATGTTAATGTAAATCCAATAACAGGTAATATCATTGTCACCGCGATTGGCAATCTTGATTTAACCGGAAACACCTTGCCTGTTACAGGTAACGTCAATGCCACTATAACAAATAATCTAACTATAAGCAGTATTAACTCTAATGTAACTGTAGTAGATGGTGGTGGCAGTATTACTGTGGATGGTAATGTTGGAATCACCGGCACAACCAATGTCAGCATAACTGGCGGCAGTGTGGAAGTCAGCGGTTTCCAAGACGGTCTTAAAGATGCATTTGGCCGATTGCGTGTTTCAAATCCTGTGACTATCTTTGACACACAGGTCAGATACTATGATCATGAACAGTTCAGTTCATCTATTACCGGTGCTACAGCCAATGTGGTCTACAATGCCAACTCCAGTTCATTTTTGTGTTCAGTGGGCACAGCATCGGGCGATCAAGTACTGAGAGAAACAGTAAGAACTTTTACCTATCAGCCTGGTAAAAGTCTGCTGATCTATCAGTCGTTTTGCATGAATACAGCTAAAACTAATCTGCGCCAGCGTGTGGGCTATTTTGGTGCACAGAATGGCATATATTTTGAAGTCGACGGCTCTAACCTATATATGGTGATTCGCAGCTACAGTTCTGGCGTAATAGTTGAAGATCGTGTGGCGCAAGCTGACTGGAACATCAACAGTCTCAGCAACACCATAGGTACTAACCCTTCGGGCATTACGCTCAATGTCGCACTGGTCCAGATCTGGTTCTGCGACATTGAATGGTTGGGAGTAGGCACAGTACGGGTGGGATTTATCATTGATGGAAATTACGTTGAGTGTCATCACTTTCATCACGCTAATATTCCCAGCACAGCATTTGTTGACAATACAACAACTTACATGACTACAGCGACTTTGCCTTTACGCTTGGAAATCACAAACACAGGTGCTACAGTATCACCTAGTACCCTGCGACAAATCTGTTCCAGTGTGATTTCAGAAGGTGGCTATCAGTTGTTGGGCAATCCCAGAGCAGCTTCTCATTTAATAGGCACTCCACGACGTCTGCCCAATGATGCGAGCTTTGTGCCTGTGATAGCCGTCAGACTCAAATCTTCTATGTTGGATGCGGTGGTTGTGCCCATTAATTACAGCATTGTGCCGGTGGCACAGAGTTTATTCCAATTCAGAGTTTACAAATATGCCATTACCAGCGGCGGCAGTTGGGTTGATTCAGCGGCCGACAGTGCAGTACAATACAACCTAGCTCCTACAGCTTTGGTGTCGGGCGATATCGTGGAACAGAGTTTTTTCAACAGTACTAATCAAAGTGCCGGCTCCCCTACACAAGAACAGTTCTCATTTATCTACCAGTTAGAACGAGAACCGTTCACCGGCGTACCCTATGAGTATGTTATCACTGTGGCTACAACAGGTACAAATCAAGACATTTATGCCAGTATTGAATGGCAGGAAATGACGTAAAAATATTTGATTTAACTCAATTAATCCTGTATAGTAGTTAGATGTTCAATACGGTTCAAGATTTTACACTGAGCCATTTGCCCGCCAAACGTAAAACTAGTCAAAGCGGCTGGATCAGTTTCAATGCAGTCTGTTGCCATCATAACGGTCACAGTACGGATACACGAGGCCGCGGCGGCATAAAAACTAATTCCGAAGGCGGTATTTCTTATCATTGTTTTAACTGTCAATGGAAGACCAGTTATGTTCCTGGCAGACCCCTAAGTTTTAAATACAGGAAATTTTTAAAATGGTTAGGTGCTGACGATAATCAGATTCAAAGATTAGTTATCGAAGCATTACGTGTTAGAGAGCTGATCAATCCCGACGATATTAAAGAACCTGAAGAACCAATAGAATTTACCTCCAAATCTTTACCTAAAGAAGCTCTTAGTTTTATGGCTATTGCAGAATTTTATCATTTAGCTGATAGAATTTTTCCCAGGGAATTTATTAAGGCGGTAAATTATGTTTACAATAGACAAATTGATTTGAAAAGATATGAATTCTATTGGACTCCTGAGATTGAATACAAATTGACTCATAGAGTAATTATACCGTTCTACTACAAAAACGAAATTGTTGGATATACTGCTCGAGCGGTTGATGACGGAATAACACCTAAATATCACAGTGATTCGCCTGGTCAATTTGTTTTTAATTTAGATAATCAACAACGAGAGAATAAATTTGTTATAGTATCAGAAGGCGTATTCGATGCTATGTCAATTGACGGAGTGGCAGTTTTATCGTCGGAAATAAGCGAAACACAAGCAGAATTAATTGAGGCCTTGGGTAAACAGGTAATTGTTGTGCCCGACTTTGATTTACATGTAAATACACAAGACAAAAAAGTCTGGCCAGGACGTCATTTAATACAACGTGCAATAGAATATGGATGGGCAGTAAGTTTTCCTGTTTGGTCAGAAGAAGTTAAAGATGTTGCCGATGCTGTAGTGAAATATGGAAAATTATTTACATTGAAAACTATATTACAGGCCACAGAATCTAATCATTTAAAAATACAACTACTAACAAAACAATATGAGCAAAGACTATAGTACAGAACTACAAAAATTGTTCTTAGAAATGATTTTACAAAACCCTGAAAGTTTTGTACGTGTTCAAAATATTTTCAACCCAGAAAATTTTGATAGAAGTCTAAGAGCAGCAGCAAAGTTTTTTCAACAGCATGTAGCTGAGTATAGTACCTTGCCCACTGTGGAGCAGATTCAAGCAGTTAGTCAGGTAGAACTTAGACCCATACCAGATTTAATCGACAATCATTATGATTGGTTTATGACAGAATTCGAAAACTTTACTAAACGTAAAGAATTAGAACGAGCAATTTTGCAAAGTGCAGATCTTATTGAAAAAGGTGAATATGATCCAGTTGAAAAATTAATTAAAGATGCAGTACAGATCAGTCTTACTAAGGATTTAGGTACAGATTATTTTGCCGATCCCCGAGCAAGATTATTGAAGATTAAAAGTAACAATGGTCAAGTTACCACAGGTTGGCCTACATTAGACAAACGATTGTTTGGCGGTATGAATAGAGGCGAACTAAACATCTTTGCTGGTGGTTCGGGTAGTGGCAAGAGTCTGTTTATGCAAAATATTGCGATAAATTGGATCACACAGGGACTAAATGGTGTGTTCTTAACTTTAGAACTTAGCGAAGAACTCTGTGCTATGCGTATGGACAGTATGGTTGCTAACGTAAGTACACGAGAAATATTTAGAGATTTAGATACTGTAGAGATGAAAGTTAAAATGGCTGGCAAAAAATCCGGCAGTCTACGTATTAAATATATGCCAGCACAAAGCAATGTAAATCAAATAAGAGCATATCTTAAAGAACTAGAAGTACAGACTAATAGGCGGGCCGATTTTATTATGGTAGATTATTTGGATCTTGTAATGCCAGTTAGTGCTAAGGTCAGTCCCAATGATCTGTTTGTTAAAGACAAATATGTCAGCGAAGAACTAAGAAATTTAGCTAAAGAACTTAATATCCTTATGATAACTGCCAGTCAGTTAAATCGAAGTGCTGTAGAAGAAATTGAATTTGATCATAGTCATATTAGTGGTGGTATCAGTAAAATTAACACAGCAGATAATGTGTTCGGTATTTTTACCAGCCGTGCAATGCGCGAGCGAGGACGTTATCAAATTCAATTAATGAAAACACGTAGTAGTAGTGGAGTTGGAATGAAAGTGGATTTAGATTTCGATATCGAAAGTCTAAGAATTTCTGATCCCGGGGAAGAAGCACAGGGCACCCCAGGTAGTTTAAAACCTCAAACATCAAGCATAATGAATCAAATTAAAACATCCTCCCGAATAGATAATCCCGGGGAGGCATTGGAAAAATCCCCGTCTGCAGAAGTTTCAAGCACTAAAGTTAAACAATTGCTAGCCAGCTTAAAAAATAATTCAATATAAATAATATTATTCTGGGAAACAAAAGTTGCAACGTAAAACTCGCAGTATTTTAGAAGAACTTGAAAGTTTAAGGCTTAATAGAGACAGAGAACAATTAGTCGAAAGTCGAGCTTCTCACGTTATTCAGGGTGCAATAAATTTACTTTCTTTTATTAAAGAAAATTATACCAGTGAACAGGCAGAAGAACTGAAAAAAAGATTATTATTAAGTATACGAAATGAAGATTCTGAGAAGTTTGAAAAAGGTGTAAAGAAATTTAAATAATGAAAATCCAAGAACTAGAAGAAAATTTTTTATCCACACTGGCAGGGGGAATCAGTAGAGCTTTGGGCGGTAAAGGGTCAGATGTTCAGAAATTAGCACAGACTAAATCCCTGCGTCAAAAACTTAATCGAGAAAGCTATAAAGATTTTATACAATTAAAACGCAATGAAGGCTCTGTAGGCGGAGCATGGCCATTGGGACTTAGAGTTAGAGACCCCTCTGCGGAAGCAACTATAGCACAATCTGCTGTACCTTTCGCACTAGAATATTTTCTAGGCCAAGACAGTATGGTAAAAAATGTAGTAGATAGACAGGATCTATATACTTTTATCACAAGAGATTTGGCTGCTCCAACGGATATGCGTCAGTTACCTACATTTTTCAGTCAAATAAGTTCCAGATACAATCAATTAATTGACAAGGCCGCAACAACTATACCTTCGGATAGATTACAAGTACTTACTAGAATGAAAGCACTTATTGATACTTTTACACCAGATGAACAAACAAAAATAGAACAATTGCTAAAAATTATTGCCACACGTAATCAAGGAAATGCATAATGAAAATCAATGATATTAAAAATTTAGATTTTTCATTAAATGGCGTAAATGAAGCTACATCGGGACCTACAAATTTAGTGCCTACCGGTCAACAACCCCAAGCTGTTTCAATTACGCCAAGACCTACAGCACCTAGTACTTCTTCTACTCCAAGTGGAACTGTGCAACAACAAACATTGACTGCTCCGGCTCCGGCTCCAACTACCCCTACAGCTCAACCCGTACCGGTCAGTAGTCCTGGATTTAACACCGCTTGGCAAATTGTTAATCAAATGTCATCGTTGGATGCAAAAGAATTATTAAGGTTAATGGGAAGTACACCATGAAAATATTAGAAATACTTATTGAAGATGAAATGGTAGGGCGAGCTCACTTAACTCATCCCGAAGATTTAATTTATATTGCAGGTTCTCAGGGTGCTAAATTTGCTTTACAAGCAATAGAAAATACAGTAAGTAATCCTAAAACAATTACCATAAAATACGATGGATATCCTGCCATAATATGGGGATATGATAATCAATTACAGTTTGGTGTAATGGATAAACATATGTTTAACAAGGGTGTAAGAACTTTAGGAACATCACGCGACTTTATTAACTATGATATGCAGCGAGGAGCAGATAGAACTAATCTACACCGTGCTCTGGCTGCAGTATGGCCCAGTCTACAAACATCCACACCTAAACAGCCCGGTTATTATTGGGGTGATATGTTATTCACTGAACCTTTAACAATTAAACCAGACGGAACATATACTTTTAGAGCCAATCCTAAAGGCATAATCTATAAGGTTCAAGCAGATAGTACTATTGGAAAACTATTAGCAGGCAAGCAGGCAGGTATTGCAGTGCATCAGATAATTAATGCTAATGCAGCGAACTTAGATCAAGAAAATGCAGCAGCAAGTTTAAATGGCACATTAGGCGGGTTACGGCCCGCGGGAAATCTGGCTATCTTGCCCAGTGAAATGCCCATTACTCCCGAACTTAAAGTTAATAAACGTTTATTATCTAGTGCTACATCTACAGTAAATTCTTTAGGTTCAGAAGTCGATAAACTTTTTGATGCTAGCCCTATTAGCCTAAATGTATTAAGAACTTACTATCTTAGTCCTTTTATCAACCAACAGATAATTGGGCAACAAAACTTTTCAAACTTATTACCTAGGTTTCAACAATTTGCACAAGCTCGTGCAAAAAACGAACGAGCCAAACAGGTAATGGATAATTATATCTTATCAAATCAAAAAGGTTTTCTAGCTTTATTTAAAATTTGGTTAGCTATACTAAACCTTAAAGAATCACTTATCCCACAGTTAGATAAGGCCAGTCAATCCAGTCCAGTACAGGGATATTTAGAATCGGGCGATCCCAGCCAAGAAGGTTATGTGGCAAATGGTGTGAAATTTGTTCGTAGATTAGGCGGATTTGCTGCACAAATACACTCGGCTAGATAAAAAATTAAATTTGGATAAATAAATACATGCGGAAACGCAAATTTAAATGAGGAAAATAAAATGGCAGTATTTACACGTACAAATGGTAATGCACAAAATGTCGTATCAGTTGGTGCCGTTGCTCTTAGCACAGAAGCTAGTACATTAGGCACAATTGTAAGCACAGGTATTGGTAAACCTGTACAAGCTTTTAGTATTAATGCCAATGTGGCTTTTACCACAGCATTAGGAACAGGCGAAGCAGTAGAAGCTGTTCTTCGTGTACTTGGTGTTAACAGCACATTGCTAGCCTATCAAGTTTCAAGCGCCGGTATTGGTGGTGTTACTAATGGTCTAATCAGTGTTCTAATTGAAGATAGTTCATGGAATGCCACTGATTTAGAAGCAAACATTGTAGCTTTAGATACAGTAAGCGGTGTTAACCTTACTGGTGTTAAAGTTGCTGAACCTGGTCTTAAGTTTGTCACCACAGCTGGTGCCTAATTAGTGATCAGATATAAAAGGCAGCTCTGCTGCCTTTTATTTTGACTAATAACAATTTTTTAGTACAGGAACACATGAAATGATAAGCAGTCCAACTGAAATTGAAAAAGTTAACTTAGAAGCTCATGTGGAATTATGTGCAGAGCGATATAAAAGTTTAGAAGAAAAAATAGACCTTGTTAATCAACGAATTACCACTTTAGAACAACATATTATAGTCATTAAAGATACAATAGGCAATAAAACTGCAGGCATAAACAAACAAATGATAGCCATTGCTACTTCTATAATAGCAGTGCTATTAACTGCTAATATTACTCTAATAATTAACCTAATTAACAAATGAAAATCAAAGAATTAACGCCTGGCCTACAAATCTACGTAAATAATGAAGAAGCTGATTTTTTAAAAAAATTTGATGATTTATCTGATATGCCAAAAATGCATTTAGAAGATAGACAACTTTTATTAGCTAATCAACTTGTAAATAAAGGTTTACTAAGGCGTATAAAAAAAGATGGTGGAATCATTTACAAAAAAAGAATTAGGTGAGAAATTAATTAATATTGCTCTCAGCAAATTAGATCAGTGGACCCTACAAGAACTTAAAAATTATTCAACAAAAAATAATCAAATATTGTTAATACCAATTGGTAAAAAAACTTGGTTAGTGGGTAATTTAAAAATAATACATAAAAAAAATGGTACATATCTAGTTGTGAAAGACGATAGAATTGTTCATGAATTTAGAAATAAACAATCTGCTTTTTTTTATGCTATCCTCGAAAAAAAACAAAAGTATCAAATTAGTCTTACTATACTACATAAC